GGATGCACAAGAAAAGGGAGATATCCCTTTCAATCTTGTTTTTTTATGGGATAGTATTGGATCAGTACCTTGTCAGATGACATTTGATGGAAAAGGTGGGGGTATGCACAATGCTAAGGTATTAGCTGATAAAATAGGTATGGGGATCCACTCAAGAATTTCTAAATCAAAAAAAGAAGATTACCCCTATTACAATACTTTAGTTATTTTAAATCAACCTTGGGTTTTATTGCCGGATAATCCATTTGGTCAACCTGAAATACAGGCGAAGGGCGGGACAGCTATTTGGTTGGCTAGTAGTTTAATATTTTTGTTTGGTAATCAAAAAAAATCAGGTATAAGTCATATTGACGCCACAAAAAATGGAAGGAAAATATCTTTTGCAATTAGAACAAAAATCTCAATTTTAAAAAATCATGTTAACGGGCTTGGATATAAAGATTCTAAAATAATTGCAGTACACAATGGGTATATACCGGACACTAAAGAATCGTTAGATAAATATAAAAAGGAGTATTCTGAATATTGGTCTGAAAAAATGGACGGTAACGATTTTTCTTTAACAGAATCCCAAAGTGTCGAATTAGATGATGAACTAAATTAAAAAAAAATTGTTTAGAATAACAATTTTTTAATATATACTGATATTTATTAATAAATGGGAAGAACTAAAGTTGAATCCGACAAAAAAAAGAAAAGTGTTTCAGTTGCAATGGAACCGGAAATACTTGATTTTATAAGAGATAGGCACATAAATTTATCTTCCTTAGTTAATAAACTTTTGAAAGAATATATTAAAAATGGAAACAAAAATTTGTAATAAGTGTGAAGAAGAAAAAAGTGTTTGTGAATTTGGTATATTAAAATCCTCAAAAGACGGTTTTAGATATTTTTGTAAAGTGTGTAGAAAAAAAATTGAAAAAAACTATGAAGGTGATAATGTGAAGAAAAGAAAAAAAAAGTGGAGGGATAACAATAAAGAAAAAATAAAAAAACATTATTTAGAAACAAAAGAATCGGTTTTAAATTATCAAAAAAAATATAGAGAAGAAAATGAAGAAAAAATTTTAGAGAGTAAAAAAAAATATTATAATGAAAATAAAGATGTTATTTTATTAAAAACTAAGATTTATAGAAAAAAAAACAAACAAAAAAGAAATTCTTTAGAGAAAAATAAGAAAAAAAACGATAAAATTTATCAGTTATTAACCGGAATGAGAAGTAGGTTATCAACTTACTTGAAAAAACAAAATATTACAAAAAGAAACAGAACTTTTGAAATCATTGGATGTTCTCCTGAATTTTTAAAAGAACATTTAGAAAAACAATTCATTAGTGGGATGACTTGGGAAAATAGAAATGAATGGCATATTGATCACATTATTCCTCTATCTTCGGCAAAAACTGAAGAAGAATTATACAAATTGTGTCATTACACAAATCTTCAACCATTATGTGCTGAAGACAATATTAAAAAAAGTAACAAAATTGTAGAACAATTTAATAACAAAAAAAAGTGACTAAAACTTTATTAGTCGATGGGAACAATTTATTAAAAATTGGATTTCACGGAGTTAAAGATTATTTTAATGGAACGGAGCATGTGGGTGGTATTTGGCACTTTTTAAATACCATCCGCAAGTTTTTAGAAGAATCCAATTACAATAAGGTAGTGGTGTTTTGGGATGGAGAATTATCAACCGCACAAAGAAGAGTCCTGTACCCAAAATACAAACTTAACAGAAAAGGGGTAACTGAAGATTTTAAAGAAGAATCATTTGGTAAACAAAAACAACGGGTTAAACAATATTTGGAAGAAATGTTTGTTAGACAAGTTGAGTTTGAAAATTCAGAAGCTGACGACCTAATCGCATATTATTGCAAAATTTCAAAAAACGAACACAAAACAATTTTTAGTGGTGATAGAGACCTTACACAACTTATTTCTGAAGATGTGACCATCTATTCGCCAAATACAAAGAAGTATTATAAGAAGGGAGATATGATTAAACTACACGATATTGAAATCCCACATTATAATGTAAAAACATTTAAGATATTATCAGGTGATAAATCAGATAATATTGATGGGATCTATTATCTTGGCGAAAAAACTTTCGTTAAATTATTTCCTGAGATACTTGAAAAAGAAGTTACTTTTTCCGATATTTTAAAAAAGGGTGAAGAACTTTTAAAAGAACAAAAAGATAATACAGTATTAAAAAATTTATTAACTGGTAAAACAAAAGAAGGGATTTTTGGAGATGAGTTTTTTGAAATCAACCAAAAAATAGTAGATTTGTCAAACCCTTTAATCAACGAGGAAGGTAAAGAAGTAGTTGAATTATATTACTCTGAGTCATTGGATCCTGACGGAAGAGGATATAAAAACCTGATACGAATGATGATGGAAGATGGATTATTTAAATATCTTCCGAAAGGAGATGAGCAGTGGGTGTATTTTCTAAAACCATTTTTAAAATTAACAAGAAAAGAAAAGTCAAATTACAAAACAAAAAAGTAAAATTATGAAAGAACAAAACGATGTAACAAAGGTTGAATTCTTGATCACATTGAATGACAATTTTGTCGTACAAAGATTCTTCAACGTGAAAGGATACAACCCTAAATCTAAAAGTAGTTCAGAACTTTATGGGTACATTAAAAGTTTAGCGTCCGTACTTCAGACAAAACTTAGAAATAAGTGTATGGTGTATATGTTAGACAACCGTTTCCAAATCGAGGAGGATCCAACCATCTTGGAAACATCAAATACAGATGGACCCGAAGTTTTTAACATTATTTTGAAAGTCGGAAATGAGACAATTTGTCATAGAATCATTGACGCGAAAGTATATCCTCCGAAGGTAAGATATACGCTGGACATACGACCAGACATAAAAAACATCTTAAGAGACCTTACTGACATTTTATCAGATCAAAATTTATCTTACGAGTACTTTAATTATTCACTTGCTTAAAGATATTTATCATTAAATCACACAATAAATTCTAATCAATATGTCAGACAAAAAAAACTTCGGATACTTAGGGAACAACTTTCAAATTCAATTATTAAACAACATCGTTACTTACAAAGATTTCTCTAATTCCATCATTGAAGTTATTGACCCTCATTATTTTGATAACCAATATTTCAGAATCATTTGTCAAATGATCAAAGAGTATTATTCAAAGTATGAGCATACCCCGACATTTGACACACTAGAACAATTAACAAAGTCCGAAATCACATCGTCTATGGCACAAAAAAGTGTTTTAGATACAATCCAACAAGTGAAAGACGTATCTGATGAAGGGTCAGTTTTTGTTCAAGAAAAATCCTTAAAATTCTGCAAACAACAAGAGCTCCAAAAAGTAATGACAAAGGCTCAATCAATCATCGATAAAGGTGATTTCGAGAGTTATGATAAGTTGGAAGAAATGGTTAGGGGAGCACTTCAAGTTGGTGAAGTAGATAAAGGAACAAGTGATGTATTTTTTAACCTTGATGAGGTGTTGGATGATGATTACAGACATCCCATTCCTATTGGAGTCCCAGGTATTGATAACTTATTAAAGGGGGGATTGGCCAAAGGAGAAATCGGTGTAATACTTGCACCGACGGGAGTTGGAAAATCTACGTTCACAACCAAAATCGCAAATCACGCATTTAACTTAGGGTATAATGTCCTTCAGATATTTTTTGAAGACAACCCAAAAATTATTCAAAGAAAACACTTTACACTTTGGACTGGAATTCATCCTGACGAATTATCTGAAAACAAAGAAGAAGTTATGACTAAAGTTAAACACATTCAATCAACAAGAAAAAATAAGTTGATAATGAAAAAGTTGGCTTCAGATACCGTAACAATGAATCAGATTAAAAATCAAGTCAGAAAGATGATTGCGGAAGGAACAAAAATTGATATGATAATTTTAGATTACATTGATTGTGTTGTTCCTGATAAGATGTTAGGTGATGAATGGAAAAGCGAAGGATCGGTAATGCGAGGATTTGAAGCAATGTGTCACGAATTAGACATTGCTGGTTGGACGGCAACACAAGGAAACAGAAATTCAATATCATCAGAGGTTGTAACAACAGATCAAATGGGAGGATCAATTAAAAAGGCTCAAGTCGGTCACGTTATTATTACAGTTGCAAAATCACTACAACAAAAAGAAATGAATTTAGCAACAATAGCAATAACAAAATCAAGGATAGGTAAAGACGGAATCATTTTTGAAAACTGTAAGTTCGATAATGGGATGCTTGAAATTGATACAGAACAAAGTGTGACATTCCTTGGACACGAGGAACAAAAAGAAGAAAAAAATCGTAACAGAATAAAAGAACTGTTAGAAAAGAAAAAGCAAAAAGAACAATAATCTTAAAATAAATTACTAAATTTGAATTAAAATGGATATTTCGCAAAAAATATTAAGTGACATCACTGTCCATATGAAATACGCAAAGTTTATTCCCGAACTACAAAGACGGGAGACTTGGGAAGAGTTGGTGACAAGAAACAAAGAAATGCACCAACAAAAATACCCACACATTAAAGACCAAATTGAAGATGTCTACAAAATGGTTTATGACAAAAAAGTATTACCATCGATGAGGTCTTTACAGTTTGGTGGAAAACCAATTGAAATTTCACCAAACAGAATCTACAACTGTGCTTATATGCCAATCGATCATGTAGATGCTTTTTCTGAAACTATGTTTTTACTTTTAGGTGGAACTGGTGTTGGATATTCAGTTCAAAAACATCACGTAGATAAACTACCTGAAATTAAAAAACCAAATTCTGAAAGAACAAGAAGATACCTTATTGGTGATTCTATTGAAGGATGGGCGGACGCAATCAAAGTGCTTATGGAATCTTATCTTGGATATAAGTCATCAACACCTGTATTTGATTTTTCAGACATCAGACAAAAAGGTGCTAATCTTGTAACATCAGGTGGTAAAGCACCTGGACCACAACCATTGAAAGATTGTATCCACAACATTACAAAGGTATTGGACGCTAAAAAAGATGGTGAAAAACTATCACCAATCGAAGCACACGACATTACTTGTCATATTGCAGATGCCGTACTTGCAGGTGGTATTAGAAGAGCTGCACTTATTAGTTTGTTCAGTGCTGACGATGAAGAAATGATTTCTTGTAAATCAGGATCTTGGTGGGAACAAAACCCACAAAGAGGTAGAGCAAATAACTCAGCAGTTCTTCTTCGTCACAAAATCACAAAAGAATTCTTTATGGATCTTTGGAAACGTATTGAATTATCGGGTGCTGGTGAACCGGGAATTTATCTATCAAACGATAAAGATTGGGGAACTAACCCTTGTTGTGAAATTGCACTTAGACCTTACCAATTCTGTAATCTTTGTGAAGTAAATGCGTCTGATATTGAATCACAAGAAGATTTTGAAAAAAGAGTTAAGGCGGCCGCGTTCATTGGAACATTACAAGCAGGATACACTGATTTCCATTATCTTCGTGATGTTTGGAAAAGAACAACTGAAAAAGATGCACTTATTGGTGTTGGTATGACAGGTATTGGATCAGGTGTTGTACTTGGTTATGATATGAAATCGGCAGCCGAAGCTGTTAAAGAAGAAAATGAAAGAGTTGCTAATCTTATTGGAATTAACAAGGCCGCAAGAACAACAACAGTTAAACCATCAGGAACATCGTCTTTAGTTCTTGGGACATCATCAGGAATTCACGCTTGGCATAATGACTTTTATTTAAGAAGAATCCGTGTTGGAAAAAATGAAGCAATTTATTCTTATCTTGCAATCAATCATCCTGAACTTATTGAAGATGAATTTTTCCGTCCTCACGACACTGCGGTTATCACCATCCCACAAAAATCACCTGAAGGTTCAATTATTAGACACGAATCTGTATTTCAAATGTTAGAACGTGTTAAAAAAGTATCTGATGAGTGGGTAAGATCTGGTCATAGAACTGGTCAAAATACACACAACGTATCTGCTACGGTTTCTATTAAAGAAGATGAATGGGACTTGGTAGGTGAATGGATGTGGAATAACCGTAAATTCTACAATGGACTATCAGTTTTACCATACAACGGAGGAACTTATACTCAAGCACCTTTTGAGGATACAACTCAAGAAGAATTTGAAAGATTGATTAAAACATTATCAGATGTTGATCTTACAAGAGTTGTTGAATTACAGGATAACACAGACCTACGTGGTGAAGCGGCTTGTGCTGGCGGGGCTTGTGAAATTGTCTAATACCTATAGAAATGAAAGTGACTTGGGGAAATAATGTAACGTTAACGTATCAAGTTTTGTTAGCGTTTTATAATCTAAGAAAAAACAATTAATATGACAGTAAGCGCTACTAACGATTGGGTACAACAGTTATATATGAAGGAGTTTATTAAACCTAAACTCCTTCCTTCTGACTTTTATTATGATGGAAACGGTAGAATGGTTATGACCGAATCATATCATAAAAGAAGGGGTAGTTGTTGTGGGTCAGGATGTTTACATTGTCCATATGAACCACGTTTTCAAAAAGGTAATACAAACCTACAAGAATCACGACAATAGTCGTGATTTTTTATTTTATATCGTATTTATAAAAAATTTCACAACATTATATTTATTTTATATGGCAAATGGTATTACATATGGTATTGGCTTCCCATTTAGTGAAAGTGCTGTTGGTAATTATTTTAATTTAACAACAACTACAAGTCAAGAAATAAGAACCGATCTTTTACACTTACTTTTTACAAGAAAAGGATCAAGATATTATTTACCTGATTTTGGAACAAGGCTTTATGAATTTATTTTTGACCCCCTGGATGGTGAAACTTTTGAAGGTATAAAATCTGAAATACAAACACAAGTTGAAAAGTATATCCCAAATTTGATAATAAACAGTATAACCGTGGCTCCGTATACTGAAAATGAAAAATCACAGTCATTATCAGACGCCGTTTACAAATCTAAAATACCTGAATACTCTAAAGGGGAAGTCACAACCATAACAGCAACGGATTCACAAACCACAGGTGGAAGGGTAACTCAAGAATATAATTATTATGATATTTTTAGGCTTCCAGGGCAAGGAGTGCAAGATTATACTGCTAAAATAAAAATTGAATACACAGATAATAATAGTTCTTTTGGGTCAAGAGAATTTATAATTATTAACATATAAGATATGGCTACAAATAAAATTAATTACACTAGTAGGGATTTTGAATCTTTAAGACAAGATTTAATAAATTATACACAACAGTATTATCCCGACATTATTCAAAATTTTAATGATGCGTCTGTTTTTTCCGTTTTAATGGATTTAAATGCCGCTATTGGTGATAATTTACATTACCATATTGATAGAAGCGTACAAGAAACTGTTTTACAATATGCTCAACAAAGATCTTCAATATATAATATTGCAAGAACATATGGTTTAAAAATACCTGGTTATCGACCTTCAGTTGCTATGGTAGATATAACAATAGAAGTTCCTGCTTTTGGTGATAGTGAAGATACAAGATACTTAGGTATTTTAAGGGCCGGTGCACAGTTTAATGGTGGTGGGACCACATTTGAAACCGTTTATGATGTCGATTTTTCAACACAATATAATAACGAGGGATTTGTTAATAGAACAAAAATACCAATCTTTGATAGTAATAATAAAATATCAGCATATAAAATGACTAAAAGAGAAGTTGTTATTAATGGTGTTACTAAAGTTTTTAAAAGAGTAATAAACCCAAACGACGTTGTGCCATTTTTTAATTTTTTCTTACCTGAAAAAAACGTTTTAAGTGTATCTGCTATAATTCAAAAAGATGGAACCCAATACCAGTCAACACCGGTATATTCAGATTTTTTATTACCACAAAATAAATGGTATGAAGTTGATGCATTAGCAGAAGATACTGTTTTCATTGAAGATCCAACAAAACCTATTGACAATGCTGGTATAAAAGTAGGGACATACTTAAAAACTGATAATAGATTCATTACTGAATATACACCTGAAGGGTATATGAAAATCCAATTTGGTGGAGGAACAACAACACCAAATCAACAACTACAAAACTTTTCAAGACTTGGTGTACCTTTAGATATACAAAACTATCAAAACAATATTGGTTTAGGTCTTACGGTTACACCTAATACGACACTTTTTGTGCAATATAGAGTTGGTGGTGGTACCGCAACAAATATAGGTGTCGGAGCTATAAACCAAATAGGAACAATTAATTTTGCGGTAAACGGACCATCAGATACGATTAATTCAAATGTTATTAGATCAATTAAAGTAACAAACGTAACAGGTGCGGTCGGAGGCGCAAATCCACCATCGACTGAAGAAGTTAGAAATATGGTATCATTTAATTTTGCTGCACAAAAAAGAGCAGTGACGGTAAATGACTACAAATCTTTAATTGATACTATGCCTGGTAAATTTGGGGCACCATCTAAAGTTGCTATTACTGAAAATGATAATAAAATCACAATTAAGATACTTTCATATGATTCTGATGGTAATTTAACACAAGATGTTCCAAACAGTTTAAAAACTAATTTAGCGACATACTTGTCTAAATACAGAATGGTTAATGATTATATATCAATTGATGTTGCAAAAGTTATCGATTTAGAATTTGAAGTTTCAGTTGTTATTGAAAATAACACATCGCAAAGTCAAATAATAACAGAAATTATCGATCAAATATCGACGTATATGCAACCAACAAAAAGAGATTTGGGTCAAAATGTTAATGTTTCTGATGTTAGAAGGTTGATACAAAATGTTGGTGGTGTGATAACTTTATCTGATTTAAAGGTTTATAATAAAGTTGGTGGGTTATATTCATCATCACAGACATCACAAAGATATGTGGATAAAGAAACAAAAGAAATTGAATTAATTGATGATACTATTTTTGCTGAACCTGACCAAATTTATCAAATACGATTCGATTCGAGAGACATTAATGTCCGAGTTAAACAGTTAAGAACTGTGGACTTTTCTTAATACCCTTTATTTTACTTTAATGAAGATTTAGTTTTGTAAAAAGGCTAAATTAACTATTTATTTTTAAAAGAAATAATGACCAAAACTTATAGAATAAGAACAACACCTGGTGATGATAAAAATATAAGAATAAACATAAATCAAGATTTTGATTTTTTAGAAATTTTATCTTTAAAATTAAGACAAGATGATGTCTATACAAGATTTTGTGCTGATTATGGTGTTGTTACAGGTAGAGTCATTACAAACGGAGGGTATGGAATACCTAACGTAAATGTATCGGTATTTGTACCGTTATCAGCAGAAGATGAAAATGATCCTGTAATTTCTACATTATATCCTTATAAAACTGTAGACCAAAAAAATGAAGATGGATATAGGTATAATCTACTACCATATAAAAAAGAATATAACGGACACACACCAACAGGAACGTTTCCCGATAGAGAAGATGTATTAACTAGAAGTGAAGTTTTAGAAGTGTATGAAAAATATTATAAGTACACTGTTAAAACAAATGAAAGTGGTGATTTTATGATCATTGGTGTACCACTTGGACAACAAGTGGTTGTGATGGATTTAGACCTATCAAACATTGGATGTTTTTCACTTGCACCTTCAGATTTAATAAGGCTTGGTGTTGGGGCCCCTGGACAGTTTAACGGACCAAACTTTAAATCTTCTACCGATCTTAATTCGCTACCACAAATTGTGAATTTAAAAAAAGAAGTTAATGTTGCATCATTTTGGGGTGAAGAAGAAATATGTGATATTGGAATTACTCGTTGTGATTTTGATTTAAGAGATTTAGGTATTGAAATTAAACCCCAAGCGATTTTTATGGGATCTTTAATTTCAACAACTGAAGAAGATTTTTTAAAATCAAATTGTAAACCTAAAAAAAATGCAGGTAACCTTTGCGATCTAACAACAGGTGGGGGTAAAATTTTAGCAATTAGACAAACGATAGATTATGATCAGAATGGACAACCAGTACTTGAACAATTTAGTTTACCTGAAGGTGGTAATGTAATTGATGATGACGGCACATGGTTAGTTGAAGTCCCAATGAATCTTGATTATGTAATTACAGACGAATTCGGTAATCAAGTTTTATCTAATGACCCAGCAAAAGGTATACCAACAAAAGGTAAATATAGATTTAGAATACAATATCAAAATGAAGACGGATTAAATAATGATATATTAAGGGCGGACTACTTAGTTCCAAATGTTAGAGAATACGGATGGTCAAGTAATGGATTATTTAGTTCTGTAAACCAAGCAGAACAAATGAAATCTTATGCATTTAGTTTAGATTGGAATGACTATGCCGATCAACAAGCGGCGATAGATTGTGAAGATTATTTTTATGAATTTAGATTTAATAAAGTGTATACTGTTGCAAATTTTATTGATAGGTGGAAATGGGGGTATAATAGAAGTAGACATTTAGGAATTAAAGAAATTACGGATAGGGCTTGCACCACAACAAATAATAGGTTTCCTGTTAATGATGGGGTTAGAAATTTTGATTTTTTGTTTTTCCTATTTAATTTAATGATTACCATCTTTAGTCCTATTATGGTTGCACTTATACCTGTAATCCATATATTGGCATTTTTATTTCCAATACTTAAATGGATATTGGTATTTTTTCTTGGTGGATTATTAGCTTATTTTACAGGATATTTTGCATTGGCCGCCATTAGTGCTTGGCCGGCGGTTGCATTAGCATTGGTAAATGGTATTGCAACATTTATATTTGCTGCTGCACTTGCAACATATACAACATTAATAATAAAAAAATGGGATGAAATCAAACAAATTAAATTCAAAGGGATTAATTTACCAATGATGTCTTATCCTGATTGTGAAGCATGTCCATGTGATTCGCCTGATATGGATTTTGATGAAATATCAGGAAATGCTTTTGGTGGTGGTAGTGGAAGTGAAACTGAAGTTGGAAATTATACAGTTTATAGTAGAGGTGCTAGTGGGTTTTTGGCACCAACAAATACGGTATCTACTTGGGCTGGATTTAACCCAAATGGTATAGAAGAAGATGATTATGTAGGAAATAAACAAGAAAAATATATTGCAGACCAATATGGTGTAAGATATGCGATCGCTGGATATCAACAGACTGGTGTTAATAGTCAACTTCTTGGGGTTCCTATTGTTTGGAAATATTCACCTACAGAAAGATTTTTTAGACAAAATACAATAACATTATCACATTCATTAAATTTAATGAATTTAAGAACTAGATATTTCGATACAACCGCACCTAATATAATACAGACAACAGTTGTTAATCCTGATACACCGGCATCAACACCATTTACCGATAACGTATTAATTTTATTATGTAATAGTAATATTATTGACCAATACCAATCAGGGTCAGTTTTAACTTTTAATGATATTAATACTATTAATGATCCTAACTTAACAGGTGCAACTTTACAAAATGAATTCGGATCTAATTCAATAACGGGTGCGTCTAGTACGGGTGTATTTGCAAAAACTGTAAAATATATTAATAATTTAGATTCTGAAACATCCGCCACTGTTTATTTAACGGGAGATAGCTTATCATCAGAATATAAGTTTAAAACCGGTGTTGAGTATTTTCAAGTTATTACAGGTATGACGGCAACACAGGCAAACACTTATGCCGCTGTAGGTGGATTTAATAGTATAATAAAAAAATATTTTACAAATGCAACACAAAGTATTTGTTACTGGCCTGACGGTAGTAGTAGCCCACAATATCAGACCGTTGGACCATTAACACTAATAGATGATTGGCAAAATTTAAGCGTATTATTTTTAGTGAAGGGTGTTGACGTATGGACTAAAAAACAACAAATTAAATACGATTTATCAAAAATATTTGGTTACTCAACGTGGGATCAAAAAACGATTAGCGGTAACTTCTTTATGAATATACCAATTCAAAAACCAACAGGTCCAACGTCAAGTATTGTAAATACGAAATCACCTGAATCACATTTACCATCAAGTGCGCCGTATAGTACGTCATCATTATATCATCCACCATATGATTTTGTAGTTAGTGACCAATATAGTGCGGTTACAACAAATAAAATAAAATATTATTCATCTTTAGATAAAGAACACCCCAACAGCTATTTAGGTTTGGATACGGACGATACAACATCATCACCAACTCGTTATTTTGTTAGATTGGCCGCACCATCGACAAATCAAAAACAAGGTAATGTTGAGGGTGGGTCTTATTTAGGAACAAACACACAAGAATGTACAGATCAAGGAAGCCTTAGTGCAATTAATGCTAGATTATATTCACCAGCATATGTAACAACAAACGGATCAATTTCAGTTTCAATAACTAAAGGAACTTATAATCATTGGCAACAAAGTATTAATAACGCAAAACTTGTTTTAAGGACTGATAGATTACCAACATCAGATGCGATTCAAAATAACGGTTTTGATTCTTATGTTCTTCATCAAAATGATAAATTTACGGCATATATAGTTAATGGTGCCGATTCGGTACCGACTGTAAATACATCGACAACCGCAACTGACACCACAAATAATGCACAAGATCAGACTGGAGACACTCCAAGCACAACGGATAGTATTTTAAATACATTTAGTTGTGAAGGCATGACTAGACTTACTTGTTATCAAAACCAAACATCACCTAGTGGTAATGCTATAATAACGGAACTTAATCCGTGTTATGATAATCAAGATCCTGAAGTAGTACAAGGGGGTTGTTACAAATTAATACAAAAACCTTATGTTATACGTATTGGTGATGATATTAAAGCATTTTTAGAATGGAAGACAAGATTTAGATTTATGTTTGGTGCGTGTAGAGGAGTCATTTCACACGTATTTCAAAATAACTGGGTTAATGGTACTATGTATATGTTTGCATTTAAAAAACAAACAATATTTGATGTTACAGGTCAACCAAAAAAATATAAGTTTTGTGGAACAATAGATTCTTTATATAGGGAAGGTCAAGGACCTATATATTATACGGAAGGAACTACAAATTCATTTTTTTATAGATCAACACCTTACGATGGTAATAATTTTGTTGGTCAAATACCACAAAAAGCAACTTATTCAGATCCGACATATGAATCCGTTGTGTCTGATTTTGGGGGAATGAATGAAAGAAATTTATTTTTCCCAACAACAATAATGGATTTAGGACCAAGAGATCAATTTATAAAAGAAATATGTAATAGTGCTGATTTTGAAGGTTATATTGTTGATACGTTAAAGTCAACATCGTTTAATGATACTGCAGATATATTACAACTAGCAATTATTTCTAGAATTATGAATACTTCATTTTTAGAAAATCTATTAAATGCCGGTGACGCATCAATTAATAAAATATTTTCAAGAACCGAAGATAGATTAGATGGTGATATCACGCAAATGTTTAGTATTAATTCTGAATATGGTGTTGAACCATTTAGTGATGATAATTATGATGACAATGATTTATATATAAGGCCTGGTAATGGTGGTGCAGGTGCACTAATGGGTATATTCTTTTCATCAAACACGATTAATAGACAGGTATTAAGTCCTGGCGTTAAAACATTTTCATTAGCACCACCATTAATTGAATATTATGGGTATCCAAAATCACAAGAAGTCCCAATGTATAGATGGTACTCAAATGAAACTAATGTCATTTTTGGATCAGAATTAAATGATTGGTATACTACTGCCGGTGCAACAGGATATTATAAACAAAAGTATCAAGATTTAAATTTCAAATCCTATACAACGCCACCAATTGCAACAACACCATATTTTAATACAACGTCAACAGGACAACTTGGGTATATCTATAATTCAGATTCTTCAGGTGAAAATTTAGCATCTTGGCCGGCGGGACAGTCAGATCGTTTTATTATTGGTGCTCCTTACCATTTTTACTTTGGTTTAAGAAAGGGTAAAAGTTCTTTAAATAGATACATAACTAAATATTTTTTGAATCAAGGTGAGTAATCCAAGTGAAATAAGAATAGTATTAGGGTCATTAAGATATAAATCAAATACTGATAAAAGTGTTTGGATACAACCACCTTTAATGTCTGATATTAGACAATACGTTGAAGGTGATAGGACAATTCTTGTCGATCAACAAGTCATATTTGACAAAGAAAGACAAACAAGTGATACGTTTAGAATTGCCGGTAAAATAACAAATATTGTCGATAATGTTGTTTCAGGAAAAACAACTTATACACCATTTAGGGATTTTTTATTTTATACAAATTCAGTGCAAAACGCAATAAATTCATTAACAAACCCATCAACCCCTTGGGAAGGGTATCCACAATTTGACGAATTTGTTATAAGTAGATCACAGGGTATCCCAAATCACATACCATTTATTAATAAAAGTGCATCTTCATATAATTGGGCCTTTTATCTAACCTATCCTTACTCAAGTACAACGACACAAAGGATGTCATACACTAATGAAACATATAATGTTACAAATAATAACTTTTTATGTGGTGATGGTATACCTTATGTTATAGATTCAGGTAGTTTTAATGGTAAACAATTAGTTTATTTTTATTGCGGGGCAAATCACAACTTAAGTGAAAATGAATATGTCGAATTATCGACACCAATAAATGGTAGATATGTGTTTCCTGTTTACTCATTAGGTGATGGAACATATGGGTCAGAAGAAAAGGTATTTTCAATTTATAATTTAAAATTTAACGATTCTGAAATTCAAACAGGAACAAACGGAACGTTAAAAAGAATATCTAATATTTCAAATTCTGCAGAAACAAAGTCAAAATATTATATTAGGTTACATAAAATATTAAAGACATCTGAAAATTGTAATATTGCAAAAGCGGGATATGAAAATAACCCATTTTTTATTAAAAGACAGACAGAATACGATCAATTAACCCCAAACCAAACCGAAAGAATTTCAACAAAAAATGGTAGTCAAACATTTTCAATAACTTTTGATACTGACTTACATATTTCAGGGTTAATGGATAACAACGGTAAACCAATAACTGAATTGTATTTGACATTAGTTGAAAGAGGTTATATGGGTTGGTTTAATAAACCAAACCTTAACGATAATAATATTTCAACAGGTTTAGAAGTTGGATGGGAATTTAATTTATTAAATAATACAATTGATAATTGGTGGAATAAAACATCACCTGACAATAAAGATAATATCCCTAGTGGTTCTTATAACGCAAATGGTCAAACATTCTACTACAACGAATTTTTAAATATTGGTGATACATTAAAAGGTGATTTTTGTGAATATAATGAATATGAACAAAAAGAATACGTGTTGTCAAAAATGTTACATAAATACAGTTTTAATGATCTAATTTTTTATAATAATAACACAAGTACATTACCAAGCGGATACCTTTATTCACCACATAATCCTATAAAAATTAGAGTATTTAGTGATTATTTAGAATCGGGTAGTAAAGATAACGTAGATAATATTCCTGGTTATGCTTGGTATAGTCAATACGATGATATATGGTATTGGAGGGATTTATATACTTATGGTTATATAGATAATGATAATAATGGTGTTGATTATCCTTTTTTAAATGGTGCTCATTACCCATTTAAAAATTTAACATTTTTACAATATCCTGAAAAGAAAAACTATACACAAATAACGATTATAAATGATTTAACAAACGACGATTGTGAATAATAACTACTTTAGATATAGTATTAGTCCAAATGACAGGTCAATTAACATACCCGTTCAAATAACCTTTGATAATGAGGGTAGAGAAGATGGTATAGTTGATTTTGAAAATGAGATTTTAATGCAAATAATAAATGGAATAGATGATTTTGAAACCACAAAATTTGCAAATGCTCCATATACGAATCAACCTGATGTTACTGAAATAAATTATGAAATTTCATTTTTTGATCCTACACAAAGTGTAACTGCAGCAACATCATCGGCTTGGAGCACAACTTATGAAAATCAAGGATTCTTTGATAATGAAATATATTACTTTGCAAATTCATTTAAAAAGAGCTTTTTCAAATTAGATTTCTATGATATTAATACGAATGAAAATCAAAGAGCATATTTCACTATTATATTACCGACACAACAAGGTCAAACAATGAATGGTCAGATTGGACCAACACCAGTACAAATAAAAAAACCTGTTTTTACTTTAGATTATTTAGGTGCTGATAAAGAAGGGTTTTTTATTTATTGGTTAAAAGAAAGGGACTATATTGATATTAATGAATTTTATATGACTGCAAAATTCTTTAATGCTAAAACAGGTCAATTCATAAGATTAATGAATGAACCACAATCAACACTTAGTGGACCAAATAAGTTTAATTTCGATAAAAGTCAATATTTTTATTACAAAGTTATTTTAGATTATAATAACTATGAATATGAAATGTATAAAATGATTCCACAAGTTGGATTACCACCATCATTACAAAGAGTTGGTGATAGTGCAAATCCAATAAGGTGGTATGAATATGTAAACCCATAATGGACGAAATAAGATATAATATAATAGTATCACCTGAAGTATTAAATACTGATATTTTCACTGAAACATATAGTGGGGATAGTGGACTTAATACTTTTGGGGTATATAGTGCAATGACAGATATTTTAAGTGGAGGAACTAATGGTGATTCATTACTGACTGGTCTTACTATACCTATTATGTTTACTCAAACATTAAATGATATTGGTTTTTATAGTGAATTTGATGGTAACGTATTACAAAAAGATGTAATAAATAATTTTTTATATACAGCAGATACCTTATATCCTTATGACGTTTATGTGTATAATACTAGTGGGGATTTGAATATTTCTTATTTAACATTTTCTAACTTTTTTGTTGATTGGGGTGATGGGTCACCCGTACAACAAATTAACAGTCAATCGTTAATGCATCCATATATTGCATCACCATCAGCATATACTATATCGTTTTCTGGTGTAAATACTTGGGGAACAACCGTTATACAAAAACAAATTTTTGTCCCTGTAACAGGAGTTACTATAAATAATTTGGAAGGTTCGGTTACATTAACACCACAGTCAGGAAATTGGTCCGGTATACCAACAACCTATGATTTTATTTCCACAGGTGATTCACAAAATAATTACCAATCACAAATATCAAGTTCATATACAACAATACCATTTCCGGTTTCAGGATATACAAAATCTAAATTGTTTAGTTTAAGAAGATATGGACCAACACAATATACTATCGGATATCAATTTATTAGAAATAATGAAGTATATGGTCAAATTGATGATATAACACCTGATTACATTGAGTATACAATTAATGGAATAAAGTATTATGATTTTACTAATGGTAAAACATTATTTGTTGCTGAAAGTTCTGGGTTAACAAAAAATAGTATTGTTTTATCTGCGATCACAAAAGACGAAAGATTATTAGATTTTGTAATGGATCCCGAAGTTCAAAGTAATGTTTTTATTGAAAGAGGTAAATACACCGCCTTTGAATCATTACAAAGACTGGGGGAAATAGATAATATTGGTGATCTTGTTCGTTACGGTTATAACTATTATAAAATAAATACCGATTAAAAAAACGACATAAACTATTTATAAAATAAAAAATGGCACTTGGAACCTATGGTATAGTAAGACCCGCAGATGTTTCACCTGAAGATGTGGAAATAATACTTCATTACACAGAATCAAGAGACGTTACAAATAATTTTGTATTAAAAAAATTAAACGCAGCAAGTATATTAACACCTTATTTTCATAATGATAATACAGGTGGAAATGCCGATGTTGAAATATTGGGTGGTCTTTATAATTTAAAATTACCTGCTAGTGAATTTAACAAATTAGGGATCTACACATTAATGATTAGACCTGCCGAAATTAGAACAACAATACTTGATTGTGGTGTTTTATCAGCATTACCAAACGTAAAGGGGATTGTTATTGATATTAATCAAGTTCCATCACAATATAGAAATAAATTTGTAAATCAAGGACTTGTTGGATTTAGAATTGAATACTTAAATTCTGACGGAACAAAAATACCAAACTTCTATAGAATTGTAACATCATCGTTTTATTGTGAACCTGTAACTTCAAATGAAGTTAATACGTCACAAAAGGCGATTAGATATAGATACATTGATAACCCGACCGATTTATTGTTTTTAACATTATCGCCAAGTGCATCTCCGAGTAATAAGCCAACGGCAACACCATACATTGGGCAACCAAACCAAAATATTATAGTCACAAATACTTTTTTTAATCCAATTACTATTGATATACAAATGGCTGAGCACGATTTAGATACAATTGCAATTGCTCTTTATGGTGATCAAACAAAAAGTATTGAAGATGGTATATATACTCTTTATGATAGTGGTGGTAATATTTACAAACAATATAACTTATTTGAAATTAGAGATAACTTTAATGAACTTCTTTATGAAGTTAGACAAGATAGAGGAACTAATACTGATTTCAGTAAAAACTTTACAAATATTATTACTTAATGGCTAAGAAAAAATATTTTTACCCACCGGCACCTCCCGTAGGATCTGAAACACCATTTGGTAACATTGTTGGTTTACAAATAACCACGGGTGGAGGACTTACGCAAGGAAATTTTGAATTTACAACTTCAATATATGAAAAGGTAAATAGAAAGTTTGACCAAGGTATTTTTTCAAAAAAATATAATTTAGAAAATCTTGATATAAAAGATATTGAGCAAACAAAAAAAATTATACAAGAAAATTTTAAAGTATATCCAAACTTTGATATTTCACAAGTCACTAGTTTTACGGTTTATGGATCACTACAAAAAAGAATGTCGTCGTCTATAACAAAAATAATAAATTATTTTCCAGCGGCTCTTGAAGTATATTCTAAAACATTATCACTAACCACAGGTTTAACTGCGACAAATATTATTTACGATTCTATTGAAGATTTAACAACTTTAGATGTTAATGCTGCGTTTGCAAGAAATCCATTTGAAATTGACTACACCGTAAATGCTTCAAGAAATTTACAAGTAAGACCAATAAAAGTTTCAGGTTATAGAAATCTAACAGAACTTTATGAGGATTATTCATTATATATACAAAATTTAGATATTGAGTATCCGATACTTGATTTAGTTCCGACGGAAACGATGTCAGATGGTTTTATTAATATGACCGTTAAAGGTAATCCATTTTCAGGTGCATCCGCATCGACAAAAACATTAGTCATAAAACCAAACAATTTAAAAACACAAGAAATATTTAATGGTAGTTTTGATGAAGTTGAAAAATTTTTATTGAACCTACAAACATCACCTAAATATACTGCAACTTTTAGTTATCCTGAATATGACTCAAATGGTGATTATATAACAATACAAAAGAATTTAACTTGGGCTTTAGATGGTTTGTGGAATTTAGATATTAGAACGACTGTTTTTGAAACATATCTTGACGACTTAAACAATGTTAGTGAAAATTTAGATGAATTTAAAACTAATCTAATATCAAGATTTTTGGTTACAGGTGCATTCAAAGAGTTCGACACACCTGACCAAAGAATGGAAAAGGTATTACAAATTTATGGAAGAAGTTTTGATGAAACAAAAAAGTTTATCGACGCTTTAGCTTATATGAATTCAGTAAATTATATACCACAAAACGATATTCCATCACAACTACTTGTAAATTTAGCACAAACATTAGGGGTAAATACAAATATATCACCAATTAATAATGAGGATCTTTTAAATTCTTTATTTCAAACATCGAACCAAAGAATTTATGAGGGACAAAGTCAAGAATCAACACCTGCTGAATTAAATTATCAATATTTTAGAAATGTGATATTAAATTCGGCATATATGTTCAAAACAAAAGGGACTAGACAATCCTTAGAATATATTATGCGTTTTATTGGTGCTCCTGAAGCATTAACAGAATTTAATGAAGTTATATACTTAGCGGATACTAAAGTGAATGTTGATGACTTTAATGAAAGGTTAGCTCAAATTTCTGGGGGTACCGTATATGTTGAAAAACCAACTTTAGACCCACAAAATACTTTTTCAATTTTAGGGGTTCAGTATACTGGATATACAACTGATGGTTCAGTTGAAACAAATTTATTTACTAAAAGTGATTATGGTATTTCTGATGATGGGTATCCAAAGACCCCTAAATCAAATGAAGATTTCTTTTTCCAAAAAGGATCTGGGTGGTTTGAAACATCACCGAAACAAAGATCACCACAAGAAGTCGATTTTGAAAACTCACAATTGGACCAAAATAACCCGTCTGTTGTCACAAAATTAAAACCATATAATTTTGGTCAAGATTATTTAGATAGATATAGAAAATTCCCATTTATGGAAGAAGGTTACACTATTACTAGGGTTGCCGACAACCAAAAATCTTGGCCTGTAACATCAACAGGAGTTAGAAAAACCAATTCAAATTTTAATGGAGTAAATTATACTGTTAGTGATGATAGGTTAGTAATAAATTCAAAAAATATTGAATTAAATGTCAATGTAGGTCAGGGATTAATATATGATGTTTGGGATATGTCTGTCAAATACAATTACCCAATACCAAATTCAGGACTTACATCACCATATCCATATCCTGGAAATATAGATTGGACATTTGTTAATCCAAAACCAAAAGAAAAAACATTTTTTGAATTTGCTCAATCCTTCTATAACAATCTAATCAATGTTAGAAATAGACAAACAATAACAGATGGTAAAACAGGTGGTTATCCGGCATTACAATCAATTTATTGGAAATATTTAGAATCGGAAGAAACTGTTGGTATACCATCCAACAAGTTTACATATCAAAAAATGATCGACTATACGTTAGGGTTGGGTGATCATTGGCAAAGATTATTAGAACAAGTTGTACCAGCAACTACGTTATGGTTGACAGGTTCAAAAATGGATAACTCAATATTTCATAGACAAAAATTTGTTTGGAGAAGACAAAGAGGTTGTGTATTTATTCCTGTCGATTGTACACCTTGTGTGTTTAACGGTCAAGTGTTTACGTATGATTGTATCGACCAAACATTAAGTTGTACTTTTGGTAAAGAGGTGTCATACTCAAAAACGTTAGTTAGTGCATTAAAACAACTTTTATCTAATAATGGGTATACACAATACGAATGTGATTTAAATAGTATTGTTAGTACTTGGTATGTGGACTGTAGATTGGATAGTCAGATACTTGTCCAAGAACCATTCTACACAGGATATAGTTACAATGATTTCCCATCAAGTACACAAGTTAATACTGCAATAAACGAAAAGTTGGAAAAATTATATCAACACGGTTTAAATTATTATTTTGCCGGAAATAAATTAATCATTAGTAATTCGACTTGTTATGACGACTTTACAAATAAAACATTATATCTAAATATAGGTATAGACATACAAATTAACTGTGGATAATGGCGTGTATTAGTGGATTTACATTAGGTGGGTATTACAATTATATTGATTGTTGCGGATTAGTTCAAACAGGGTTATCATCTGGTTTAGAAGATGTATGTGTTGATCAGGCTTATTCAGGAACTGCAATTGGTGTTTTATTAGATTCGGGTTCTACTTGTACCATAAGCTGTGATCAAGGACCATTAAGTTATAATTTTGAAGTTACAGGTATTTGCTCAGCTGCAACAGGATCCGTTATTATAAATGGATTTGGTGGTACTTTACCATACACATTAGACCCTGTAACACCACTTGGTAGTGGACTATCGACACAAACAGGTAACGGACCATTTACTTATACAGGACTAACAGGTGGTACTTATGTTTTTAGATTAAACGATAGTTTAGGGTTACAAAATAATGAAATTTATTTTAATGTTAACATATCGAGTTGTTTTACCGCAACTGCTTATGATGTAACAGGAACAACCTGTGGAGATGAAAACGGTAGTGTTACAATAACTGCAACATCAACATCAAGTCCATATAATATTATATTATATCAAGACGGAGTATTTAACCAACTTCAAACTACAAATACATTACCTTATACTTTTACTAATTTACCAAGTGGAATATACTACGCCGAAATATATGACTACGGATACTCAACAGCAAAAACAGAAAATGTTGTAATAAGTGCAAGTACAGGACCTGATTTTGGATTTTGGAAGGTTAGCACATCAAGTTGTGTGATTCCTGGTGGAAAATTAGCAGTCACCGGAGTAACAGGTAACGCCCCTTTTACTTATCTATGGAGTAATGGTGCAACAACTCAGTTAATCACAGGACTTACAGAAGGAACATATTCTTGTACAGTAACAGATAGTTTAGGGTGTTCAACAACAAAAAGTGAAACTGTTAATGCTGCGGACCCATTAGGTGTTATTATGGAATCATCTGTAACACCATCTTGTTTTGCTTCTGATGGTTCTTTTACTTATACGATATCGGGAGGGACTAGACCACTTTATTTTTCTGCGTCAACAGGACAAGTTGGTTATACATTTGGTGATTCATTCACATTAACTGATTTAAGTAGTGGTTCATATAATGTTTATGTTAGGGACGCTAATTTTTGTCCATTAGAATTAAGTGCGTTTTTATCACCACAAAATGGTTTTAATGTTGTTGGAACTGTAGTAACCAATTCTGAATGTAGTACTAACGATGGTAGTGTTTATGTTGAAATACAAGGGTTAGGTGGGTTTTATACTTATGCTTTATCTGGTCAAAATACAAATACGGTTTATAGTAACATTAGTGAAAATCAATTTTATACTTTTAACAATTTAAGTAATGATACTTACTTACTTATAATTTCTGGATCAGGAACTAATTGTTATTATTTTGAAAATGTTACAGTAAACTCACAACAAAAGTTTTCAGTAAGTGCATCAACAACGGGATCTACTTGTGGTGTTGATGATGGTAGTGTTACAATTAATGTTGGTAGTGGATACACAGGTGTTTTAGATTATGTCTTAAGTGATGGTCAATCAATTATTGATTATTCTTTTAGTTCATACACATTTAATAACCTTTTACCTGGCGATTATACAATTTCTGTAACTGATCAAGAGGGTTGTACGGTATCTGAAGATTTTGTTATTACAACAACACCACAACTGGTTTGTTCTGTTAATACGACAGAATGCACTAATGGAAGTAATGGTGAAGCCGAAGTTATAATATTTCAAGGTGAACCAACATTCACATATGAATGGTCAAGTAATGTACCTGGTGTACAAACAGGATCGACCGTTAGTGGATTAACTGCTGGAACATATAGTGTTTTAGTTGAAGATATTAATGGGTGTCAGAGTGTTCATAGATTTGATATTAAATGTAATGGCGTTCTACTTACTAGCTATGAAATTGTTAGTTTATGTAGAAATAAATTTGAAACCACTACGGGAAATAAAAGAGGATTTTCTGAGATGTTAAATGAAGGTTTTGTTGATTTAACTTCGGGATATACTGATTGCTATTTTAGCTCGGCAACATTTAGTTGTGATATCACAATTAATGGATCGGCATTTACTCAAACATTCTATACCGCAACAACGTTAAATGACGTGCCACAAGACACATTATGGCAATCCACAATAGAAAATATATTATCATCAATTAGTGAAGTTGGAAGTTATTCTGTTGATGTGATAACAAACACAATACAAATAAATTCAAATTGTAATGGTGATTACGATCCGTTAGGTGGGTTACCGGTTTCAATTGGTTTAAGTATTGTGTATGATATATATTGTTTAACTTAATTTTATGTCAACACAAGTAATAACAATATCGGGGGTTACTGGTGGTTCACCACCTTTATCTTTTTTTATTTGTGATGAAAATGGAAACAATTGTTCTTACATTGGGACAACAGGTGGGACATATACCGCATCTACATTTTATAGCACAGCAAATACATTAATGGTTAAGGTTGTCGACTCAAACGGATGTGAGTATTTCACAATTATTTCTTGTCCATTTGATACTTGTATAATATTAACAGAAGATGGATTTGGATTAGAAACAGAAGATGGATTCACTCTTGTATTTTGTGATACTTAACTATTTATTACTATGATAATAGAAATTACAGGTGTCACTAGCGGACAATCACCTTATGATATATTTTTATGTAATAGTGGAGGAACTTCCTGTTTTTTTATTTCAGGTAATACACAAATACCACCAAATATATACATAGATTCTGAAGATTATTTTCCTGGTGAAGAAAAATTACTACTTAGATTAATAGACACTAATGGGTGTATTCACGATGAAATACAAGATTGCTTACCAACACCTTGCTCCTGTTCTGAATATATGGTTGTTTGGAATTCACCATCAATTGTTACATTTTCATACGATCCCTGTTGTCCGGGAGGACCAACGGTGACCGATACTGTGTTTTGGCCAAGCGGTTATGTTTTTTCTGCATCCTCAGTACCAAATATTATTGTTGGATCACCAAAAGTTGTTGAAATTATAAAGAAAAATGATTTATGTCCTTGTTAAATTAATCTTTTAATTTTACCGTTAAGTATTAAATTTTCTATATAATTACTTTCCCATTCATCATCGTGTTCCTTTGGCTTTTTAAACGATCTATCAACCCAGTAATGATGTTTACCACTTTTATCCTTTGAAAAATTATCAAAACCTATAATTGTTAGTTCATCATAAACATTATCCAATAACCATTTTATCATTAAAACACCACTCGATGGTAATAAAACAGAAGGGTGTTCTTTTTTTGTTTCTTTTTGTATAATACTCCTTAATTCGTTATAATAAGATAAAGGTATTCTCCATAATTTTTCAGGTGCATAAGCAGGTTGACCCATTTCACCGTGAGTGTATATGACTTTATTTGGTCTTAAATCTTCATCTATGGGTAACATACCTCTACCAAAAGTTGACCATATTGTTGTTTTGTAACCTGTATATTCTTCAAAACCTTTAATTGCACATTGGTTGAACCTCAATACCTCATCAAAAGAATCTATAATGTAACCAAGTTTTTCATACATAACTGACGGACCATTACCAACCAAAATACAAGATTTGGTAATATCCAATTCTAATGGGTTTGATTTAACCATAATTCAATTTTGTAAAAATAATAATTAAAATATTTAATAAAATGAACTTTTAATTATTTATATAGTAAAGCAAATTCTTGAATGGCAGATATTATTTTAAGTAGTTGTTGTTATACGCAACTTGTATATAGTGCAACTAGTTGGTCATACACGACAACACCATTATCGGCGTTTAACATTACTGGGGATACAAATATTCCTGACGGGTGTTATACTATTGTAACTGGCGTTACGGCATTTGGACCATTTTCGTTTGATGGTACGGCAACTGTTATTACAGATTGTAGTGATCCTTCTTGTAGTGGATATTGTGGTCCTGAAGAATTTTGTATTTCGGTAAGTTTAAGTGCGTATACAGGTTATAATGGGACTTATTTAGTTAGTGGATCAACAAATGGGTATCCATATTGGCAAGGAGGAACGACACCGGGTTATTTATATTTTAACAACACTAATTGGTGTTTAAGTACATCTATTAGTGGTAACTGTGATTTTTTTGGACCAAACCCAACAACATCACTTTTACCTGATTTAGACCCTACAGTATTAACAAGTGGTGTGTGCGTCACACCAACACCTGTTGTTGATCCTTGTTCGACATTGGATTTTGATGTTTTACTTGAGTGTTTGATACCTACACCTACGCCAACCCCTACGCCAACCCCTACGCCAACCCCTACACCTACTCCGACACCGACACCTGATCCTTGTTCAGGTTTTACTGCGGATATTGTGGCTTTTGATATACCTACACCTACGCCAACCCCTACACCTACGCCAACCCCTACACCGACACCTACGGTGGTAATACCATCTGCAGATACGGTTACGTTTGTATTTGATAGTGGTTTGTTTGTTTGTACGACAGTTAAAGAACTTCTTGATTGTCAAGATGGAACATTATATTATGTTTCCGATGAATTATCATTTAGTGGAACGCCAATTAGTGCTGGCACTACATTCCTTGTTATTTTCTATGGAAGTGCATCAAATCAGATACAATGTGTTACATACACACAAAATGTTGGATCAACATCACCAAATAGAAGTGTGGTTGAAATATTAGATGTTTATACAGGTTGTACAGAATGTCCATTACCGACACCTACACCTACTCCGACGCCAACTCCGACGCCTACACCTACTCCGACGCCAACTCCGATTGTTTATCCGTCAGGAACTAGTTTTGTCTTTACATCTTGCACTGACAATTCAATGATCGTACAAACGACCTACCCACCAACAAATATTGTTGAAAATGATATATTAAAATCAATATCTGGTGGATGTTATACTTATGTTGGAAACTATGTTAATTATATTCCACCTTCAGGATTTATAATTGCAAATGCGGATCTATTTACTGCAACAACCGCAACAACATATAGTAGTTGTATAAATTGTTTAAAAACTGAAGTTGTGAAATTACCATATGTTAAATGGGATGCTAAAGGTGAATACTCAGTTAGTTGTCCTGTTTGCGAATTAACTGATTTTGGTGGAAATATAACATTCTATACATCATCTGCCGATACTTCAATACAAAGTGGAGTTTATATTTATGAGAATACAGGACTTACAACTCCAGTGTCTGTAACATATGTGAAATATAATAATAAAATTTATGATGTTTCAGATGATGGTGAAATAAATGAATTTTGTACAGTAAACGATAATTGTTAATATGCCAACTTTAATTACCATAAATTCTGTAACATCAGGAACATCACCATACGATATTTGGGTGTGTGATACCTGTTTTGGTACTTGTCAATACGTTGCAACTACAACTACATTACCATATAGTTTTACATTGCCAACTGCATTTGAAACTTATATATCATACATTGTAAAAATTGTTGATGATAATGGTTGTGTAAACTGTCAAGATATGTCAACATATAAACAATTCCAGATAGGAACATTGTTTGATTTTATGGACGGAGAACAATACAAATTCCAATAAACCTGATATATATAAATAAAAGGAAATGGCATTATTAACTAGTAGAGATATGGCTCAGTCGTCAGCAATTACACCGACGACACTTATCCATATTGTGACAACCGCAGATACGACCCAAAGCGTTTATGGTTCATCATATAAAGCTGAACTTCAACAGTTAAAAGATATTTTTGGATCAAATCCTGACGTTACAGTGACAGGTGGAACTTATAACCCATCAACGGGTGAAGTTACGTTTTATAACAACACAGGAGGAACATTTAATGTTTCGGGGTTTGTCACTGGGTTTACTGATAGTTACGTATCAGGAGGTACCTATTCGTCGGGTACTGCGACATTTACTAACACAACGGGAGGAACTTTTACCGTAACAGGATTTAATGAAAGTAACATTTATAATTCAGATGGTGCGTTAACAGGTATTAGATTTGTAGATATGAATACATTCCCACTAGGGTTTAGTGGTGGGTCATCTGATTTATTATTTGGGTTTATTGGTACTGCGGATAAGCACATACAGTGGTCCGAAACAGGATCATTAAATTGGGATATGATTGTAAATACCGGAACTAATGATTTTGTCTTAGAAAGATACTCAACAGGTGGTGCCTATCAAGATACACCATTATTTATTGAATTTTTAACCGGTAATATTGGAATTAAACAACAATCACCATCAGAGGCATTAGACGTTAGTGGTAAAACAAAAACTATTAATTTCCAAATGACATCAGGCGCAACTACAGGTTATGTTTTAAAATCTTTAGATGGTAATGGAAATGTATATTGGGCAAATGCTTGTGATTGTCCTTATACTGGTGGTACCGTAACAGGTGCAACAACTTTTAGTGGTGGTTTAAGTGCGACATCAGTCACTGGAACAACTATTTGGGCTGAAAAAATTAGAGGTAAATTCGGTCCAATACAAATCAATGATACCGATGGTGGAAATATATATTTTGGATCAACAAGTGGTATTACCCTTGATGTTATAAATAGAAGAATCGGTATTGGAACAACAACACCAACAACTGATTTAGATGTTACTGGAAAAACAAGAACCGCGACTTTACAAGTTACGTCAGGTGCTACAAATGGCTATGTATTAACATCTGATGGTTCAGGTAACGCAACTTGGCAAGCGTCAAGTGGTGGTGTAACAATAGATCCTTATAATAATGTTGGAAATACGGGCACTTCATTTAATTGGGATGTATCTGGTTTAAGTACAAATTATGAAGTAACACTTACAGCAAATACAACACTTAATTTAACAAATGTTAGAAATGGTGAATATGGGACTATAGTAATTACCCAAGATGGTACCGGTGGTAGAACATTAACTTTTGGTACCGTTAATGGTGGTGCTACAACACATAGAGTTGCAAATGGCGGCGGGGGAACACCAACTCTAACATCAAATGCAAGTGCTATAGATATATTAACATTCACATATAATGGTTCGGTAATGTATTGGACTGTAGGAAATGACTATACATAATAATTTATGAGTAGATCCTTTTATAATATACAAAACAAAGTTGGTCAGTCATTTTCATTTCAAAAAAGTGGATCAACACCATCGTTTGACCCATCAATAACAATTACAGGTGGAACAAAACGTGTTAGTTATAATTTTGGTAATGGAACACAAACTGCTGGAAATAGTATAACATACACCGGTTATACCTCCGATACAGGATTAAGAACAATAACTGTAAAAACAAATAGATTAAAAGACATAACGGCACTTAACTTATTTGATGACCAACTTTATGGAAATTTAAATATAAGTGGATTAACATCATTAGGTGGTGGGTTTGGGGTTAATTTAAATCCAGGACTCACAGGAATTACAAATCCAATTTCATATAACAACTTTACTTTTTATTCTACTTGGGGTTGTAATTTAACAGGAAATATTGATTTATCAACACTTTATGGTTTAGGAGGAGATCTTGAATTTCAAGATAACACTAACTTAACTGGAATTACATTTCCATATACAACAAATAATGTTAATAAAGTAATTGCTTACCAATGCGGACTTAAAAATAATTTAGTTGTTACGGGTTTAACTAATTTAGGTGGAGAATTCCAAGTATTTAGTAATCCACAATTAACAGGGATAACACATACTTCATCAGCAAGAAGTTTTACACAATATAAAGCATATAGTTGTAATTTAACAGGAAATTTAGATCTAACACCTTTATCAGGGTTAGGAGGGTCTTTCCAACTATATTCAAACACAAATCTTACAGGTGTCACACATTCACCATCACCAAATAATTTTACAAATTATTATGTAAATAATTGTAACTTAACGGGTAATTTAGATTTACCTTTTTCCGGATTGGGTGGTGATTTTAGGGTTCAGTCAAACCCATTACTTACAGGTGTTACGCATTCACCATCACCAAATAACTTTACTTACTATTTAGTAAATAATTGTAACTTAATAGGTAATTTAGATTTAACACCTTTATCAGGATTAGGTGGTAATTTCCAAGCAAACACTAATCCACTATTAACAGGAATAACACATTCACCATCATTAAATAATTTTACATCATATTATGTACATTCTTGTGACTTAACCGGCAATTTAGATTTAACTCCTTTATCAGGATTAGGAGGAGTCCTTGAATTATATTTAAACCCAAATCTTACTGGTGTTACACATTCACCATCACCAAATAATTTTACATTTTATAATTTATATAATTGTAATTTAACAGGAAATTTAGATCTAACACCTTTATCAGGGTTAGGAGGTCAGTTTGCGGTACAATCTAATTCTGGGTTAACAAGTATTAGCCACTCACCATCACCAAATAATTTTACATTTTATTATGCGAATTCCTGTAATTTAACAGGTAATTTGGATTTAACCCCTTTATCTGGTTTGGGTGGGACTTTTAAAGTCGATGGAAACACACTTTTGACCGGTATAACACACTCTACGTCAACAAACAATTTTACACAGTATGATTCATATAGTTGTAATTTAACAGGAACATTAGATTTATCACCTTTAACGAAACTTGGTGCGTCTAGTAGTGGTGCATCATTTGCATTTATTAGATTATATAGTAACCCTAATTTAACTAATATAATATTACCAAATTCTACACAATTTTTTAAAAATAACTTTAATATTGAATCTTTGGGTCTTTTTTCTTTATACTCTTGTAATTTAGATTATGTTGATTTTACACCACTATCAGGTGCAACGCTTTTATCAGGTGCAACACAAGGAAATCCAAGAATATCTTTAAGGGATAATGGTATGTCAGTTGGTGATGTTAATCATATCCTTGTTGATTTTAGTGGTAATGCAACATACAATCCTACCGGATGGTCAAACGTTAATTTAAATATTGGAGGATCAAATGCAAATCCAGACTCGTCGAGTGGTGGGTATGATGGGCTAGCAGCCATATCGTTTTTAACGGGATCACCTTATAATTGGACAATAACTTATTAAATATGGTTTGGAGATTAATATATGATAATAGTTACGTTATAGATTTGTTTGAAACAAATGATATTACTATTACACCTTATAACATTTATGAAGGACCAACACAAGATGACTGTTTTAATAAAATAGATGAACTAACTTTAATTTATTACTACCCTTTAAATGAAAATGAAATATTATTATTTAGTGGTGGTACAAGAACAATAATAGAAATAAATAACAATTAATGAGTCAATTAAGTGGAAATAGTTGTAATATAATAACACTTCTACCTTTAGGGTTAGATTGTGATAGTATTAATGCAACAACACCTGATGATACAAATGGTATTTTAGCGTTATATATAACAGGTGGTACTCCACCATATAATGTCACTTGGGATAATGGTTCACACGGAACATTATTAACAAATTTATCACCTGGTGAATATACTGCAACTGTGGTTGATTATTATGGTGACTTTAGTGCAACAACAACTTGTACTGTTGGATATGATACATTTTTAATTGAAGAATTTGAAAATTGTAAGGATCATTCTAAAATATATTATTTAGCGGATTTACCATCAATATTCACAAGTGGTAAAACATATGGACTAACCACTCAGGTTGGATGTTGGATAAGTAGTGGATCAACATTTTATACAGGACAAACATATTTTAATAGCTTTGCTGAAATATCTTCAGGACCTTTCGATGATTGTACAGAGTGTTTACCAACACCTGAACCTGAACCTGTTTATCCTGAAAATTTATGTGTGCAATTATTTGTAAAACCAAGTAAAGAAGGACCTAATGTGTTATATCAACAGGATACTTTCTCAAGTGGATCAACAATAAACGGTTATCCGTCTTGGACAAGTGATACACCAACACAAGTGATATATTATAACACTGGTAATACAAGATGGGAATTAACAAATTTTGCAGCATCAAATCCTTATTTTGTAACACCAATACCACCACCACTTGGTACTTGGACAATTCCTGGTTATTCATCTTCTTATATTTTAATTGTTAAATCAGGAGTATGTACAACACCACCTTTAACCATGTCTGTTAGAACATCGGATCCTACTTGTTCTAAAACACATAACGGGTCAATTACTGTAAGTGCGGCAAATGGCACACCACCATACCAATATTCAATAAATGGTGTTAATTATCAATCATCAAATGTGTTCACAGGATTATTGGCGGGAACGTATACTGTTTATACTAAAGATTATGACGGAACTATAGTAACCCAAAGTGTGACACTATCAAATCAACAAGTTGTTCAAACATATACAGTAACATTAACACCGACAACAACTACAGTTTTAAATGGTAACGCTCAAATAACAAAAACATATAAATATAGAATAGAAGTTACACCACCTTTACCAAGTAATAATTCGATCAGTTTTAATATACCAATTAGTGTATTATTAACAGGTACAACGCTTAACACAACACCATCAGTTCCGACAACTCAGATTAATAGTATTAGTTTTCAAACTTTTGGGACATCAAATGTTACAGGTCCAACATCATTACCCGCAACTACGACATCAAACGCATTACCACAACCTTGTGATAGAATCACACAATATACATCGGCATCGACTCAAACATATTTAGGATCAATTACTGGTAATAGTTATATTGAAGGAACTATTGTACAATCAATTACAACACCTAGTATAGTATATAAAACTTGTAGATTATACGGTAATTTGAAAGACACGATAAATTTAACAAATGCTAGATTATCAAACGTTGATTGTTCTAATTTAAATTCACAAATAACTCCTATAAGTTTTGAAACAAGTTTAGTTGGTTTAGTTGTAGAAGGATAAAAAATAAAAAACAGTGTTAGAATATTTATAAAATATGTCATACATAATTAAAAATACCGCAGCGTTAATCAATACAAAGTTTACTGACGCGGCAAGGAAAAAAATATCGCAAGGTAAATTTGACATTTCATATTTCCAAGTAGGGGATAGTGAAGTTTGCTATAATTGTGTTAACGGAATGAATCAATCAGATTCATATGTTTTAATGCCACAAGATAATGCACAAAACCCATCACCTGTTCCTGAAAAAAATAGAATGCACGTTAAATATCCATTATTTTTGGATTCGACTAGTGGATCTACTTATGGTGTACCATTTGATGCGTCTTATATTGATTATGTTTTTAATAGTGCAGCCCCAAGAGGATTTTTTAGTGGAGATTCAACAAGTGGGTTTACTATACTTACAACATCGGCATATACTATAAATCCTAACTTTGTTGTTGATAATACTAGTGTTACATCAGGGACAATTATTACATTATCGGCAACATCAGTTAACCCATCCGTATCAGGAACAGTAGCACCTGGTATGATTTTAACTTTATTTACTCAGTCGTCTATATCACCATTAAGTGGTAGTGGACCGATGTTTACATACGCTGTTGTTGGAGTTACAGGAGACACATCAACAGGAACAACTGTAACGATAGAACTTGACAGGCAACTACCAAATTTCGGATCATTAGGGTTAAGTGGAAATAGTTCGGTAGTGTTTTATCCTTCAGGTATGACTGATTTATATGATTCATATACACCACAACCATATTGGGATACGGATGCATTTAATTTTGAATCCGCTTGTGATATTTCACAAGCAGACGTTAAAGTTTGGAATATGAATTCCCCTTGGACCGAATCACCAGCAGGACTTTTTAATGTGACGTATCAAGATTTTAACTATTATAGATCAACAGGATATACAGGATCTAAAGAATATTTTGGATATAATTCACTTGACGGTCAAAAAGACACAGATTCAACATACTACTATAATAGTTTTTCTGAAAAAATAACAGTAACACCACCTAATCAAAAAGCAATTGCAATTGTACACTACACTAACCAATCAATAGACAACTATTATGGTGAAAAATTTGCAATGCAAGATTACGATCCAACAAATCCAGGTAATACAGGTCAAGCAAGAAACTTCAAGTTAAGTATTCCTTGGCTTATGTGGCACAAAAGTAAAAATGGAACAATGGGTGTTGATTTTTACACAGACCCATCAGGATTTACTTCTGTGAATTTGTTTGAAGTTCATTATATAAAAAGTAAAAGAGACATTCAGTTTAATAATCCTGGTCTTAGATACTATCATTTGTGGGATACATTTGCAAATACAAACGGTTACCCAAATAGGGTTGGTAAAGTGTTTCCTGATTTAAAAATGATTGTTTTTGATGATGATGAAATTGTTGCGGCACTTAATTCAAAATCAAATAGAAACTGGACACTTCCAGCTCCTAAATTAGGTCTTGTAACACCAAACACATTTAACGGTGTATTAGGTGGAACTGCAGGTCTTTTAACAGGAAATAGTGAAACATTATTTTTAACATATAGATTAAATAGTTCGGCATTTACAAATTCTTTACATTGTAATTACTATACTACAATTTCAGGAAATGATCAAAGTTTATTACCGGGGGCTTCTGATATTATTATAAGATTTGGTAATGAGTTCCCATTTTTAAATTCAACAATTGGTGGGGTTCCTTCAGGATATAGTGCAAATGATATTACGTTAATTGCTCAAAAAGTACCAAGTGGGACAACAAGACCTGATCCTACACTTTGGAAAGAAATAACAATTACTGATCAGTATTCTGCGTCAACATCAGGAGGATACCTAACAATTTCAGGAATGACAGGAACAACTTTCCAAATTACAAAAAATATGTATGATACTGCACCAACATATAATTTATCAAATTATTTGAATTTACCAATATCTAATCAATCTGGTGTTACATTTAATTTTGGAGGAGATTACTTTTTCTTTGGAAACATTCAAACTGATATTCAAGCAACAATATATGTAATGAATTTCTTAGTTAATTTAGGTCAGACACAATTTTTTGATTCCTCAAACCCAACTTGGGATAGTACGAAAACACCTTATGTCACTGAAGTTGGACTTTACAATGCAGATAAAGAACTTATGGTTATATCTAAGATACAATCCCCACAAAAAAGACAAGGGATTCAACAGTATCCGATTAAAATAGACATTTGATTTTTTATGGCAAAAACAGATTTGAAAAACGCACCAAAAGTGTTAGGTCTTGATATATCGACAAAAACAATTGGTTGGAGTTTATTTGATATTAAAACACAAGAATTATTGGAACTAACACACTTTTCACCGGTTATTAAACCAAAAGTGGACAATAAAATTCAAGAACTTTTATTAAAAGTTAAAGCTTTTGAAGAAAAACTTGAAAACTATAAAAATCTTGGAATTACAAAAGTTGTTATTGAAGAACCACTTTTAAATTCAAATAACATTTGGACCGTTGGAACCCTTTTAAGATATAATTCAATGATCACAAAATCTATTTATGATATTTTAGGTATAGTTCCATCATATATTTCAACATACAATTCAAGAAAATATGCTTGGCCAGATCTTGTACAACAAAACGATAAAGGTAAACACGTATTATTTGGAGGACTTCCAAAAGACATAGATAAAAAAGAAATTATTTGGAAAAAGGTATCAGATAAAGAACCACAAATTACTTGGCTTTATACAAAAAACAACACACTTAAAAAGGAGTGTTATGATATGGCCGACTCCTACACCTGTGTGTTAGGTTTTATGAAAGAACAAAAGATTTGGTAAGATCAGGATTTAACTGGTTTTTTTTTGTTTTATGTAATATTTATAAATAAAAATTGAATTATGAAAAGAACAATAAGATTAACCGAATCTGAACTTATATCTGTTATAAAAAAAGTTATTAGTGAACAAAATATAATTAAAGAAGACACTTCTATTGAACAATCAATCGCTTCAGTTGACCCAAGAGATCCTAAGATTGAAAAACTAATCGCTGATTGGGTAATGACTTTTGGTAGTGTGGAAGAATTGGAATATTATATTAAACAAAATGCACGTGAAGGTCAAACTCCACTTTTTTTACAAAAAATAATGTCATTTCTTGAAAAAACACCAGAAGAAAAACGTCGTAAACAAATTAATCAGGCAACACGATCTTATAACCTACAACAGGCATCTGATAGTCCTGTAGGAAAAGTTGCAAAAACAATAGGAGCGTTAACCTTTGATGCTTTATGGCTAATGTTAGCGAATAAAATCAGAAAAGGATTACAAAATAAAAAAGAACAATAATATATTAACCCACCACATAAAGGTGGGTTTTTTGTTAATTGACATTTCTTAAAAAATCACCTATTTTTAAAGGGTGAGTGAAGATAATCTTATAATTGATTTAGTTGAAAACATTTTTGGTGAACCAAAAAGTGTTAATGAATATAGTGGACAAATTTCTGTCGACTGTCCTGTTTGTTCCTATGAAATAAAAGGATTATCAAAAACAGACGGTAAAGGAAACCTTGAAATAAATTATGTAAGTCACGTTTATAAATGCTGGGCTTGTGCAGAAACACACGGAACACACGGACATTTAGGTAAATTAATAGAACAGTTCGGATCCAAAAAAGATAAAAAAACTTATAACCTCATCAGACCAGACAAAGTAGAAAAAAAACAAAAAGAATACAAAAAACTACAACTACCAAAAGAGTATAAAAAGTTTGAAGAAATACACCCCTTACATATACCAAGAAAGGAAGCTTTTAACTATCTGAAAAAAAGAGGAATTACCCAAGAAATTATAGATAAACACCAAATTGGTCTTTGTGTTGATGGTGAATATGCTGGACGTATCATAGTTCCATCTTTTAATAAAAAAGGTGAATTAAATTATTTTGTTGGAAGAAGTTGGAATACAAGATCAAAATTAAAATATAAAAACCCCGAAGCTGCAAAAGATTTTTTGATCTTTAATGAAAGTTTGATTGATTGGAAAAAAGACATCTATCTTGTTGAAGGTGTTTTTGATAGTTTCTTTTTAGATAATTCAATAGCACTACTTGGTAAGTATGTTAATGATAACTTATGGGAAATGTTATATACAAAAGCAAAAAAGAATATCATTGTTTGTTTAGATGGTGATGCTTTTGATGATGCAAAAAACATATATGATAAACTAAATGGTGGGACACTCTATAATAGGGTTAAATTGTTAAAACTACCAAAAGATAAAGACGTGTGTGATTTAAGAGGGGAAATAAATGATTATTATATAAAAGAAAAAGAATGAATTTAAAAGAAATAGCTGAAAAAATTAGAAGTGTTTTATCTAAAAGAAGGGATGAATTAAATTTATCTTTTGAAGAAGAAGGGCACGAATATACAATGATGGATGTTGATGGGACCTTAAGAACTGATTTTCCTTCTGTATCAAAAGTAATGAAATTATTCTATGATGAGTTTCCAACTGAGCAAGCAGCATACAATAAGGCAAAAGGTGACCCATATATTATGCAAACTTTACTTGCAGAATGGGAAGAAGCGGGAAAGACATCAACAAATATGGGTAGTAGAGTCCATTATGAACTTGAAATCGAAACTTTAGATAGACATCAGTTGGATAAAGAAGTCAGGGTTCCAATATATGAGTGTGATTTTGAAATGATAATGAAAAGTGATCGAATGATAAAGGCGGGAAAAAACTTTTTATCACTTATGGAACAAAGAGGTGCCATTTTAATTGATACTGAGATTGTTTTGGGTGATCCTGAATTAGGTTATGTTGGGCAAGGAGATACCTGTTGGATTATTGAAAATAAATCAAAAAACGGATTTGGATTTATAATTACGGATTATAAAACAAACAAGAAAAAAAATATGGAAACAAATGATTATACAAAACCTATGCGTAACCCATTTGAATTTCTACCAAATATTGCTCTTGGTCACTATAACACCCAATTGCCACTCTACGGTAAATTGTTATTAAAAATGTTAAAAGGGTCAGAGTATGAAAATATACCACTATTAGGTTGTATAATAGTCCATTTGACGGATGAACAAGATTTTGTTGAACATAGAGTTCCAAAAAATGTTATTGATATCATAATGAAAATGGATATAAAAGCCAAGTTGACAAAATAAATAAAATAAATTATATTATACTATGGAACCGAAAATTACTATTGCGTGGTATTACACCACAAGTTGGGACAATAATGGAATTGGAAAAATAAACGTCAATTATATAATAAAATGAAAATTAGAATGACAAGATCGTATAGTGTTTGGGAATCTTACGAATCTATTGAAATTAACCCAGAAGATTATCCTGAACTTGAAGGAATGACAGATGAAGAAGTTGTTGAATACATTAATCAAAATGCTTATGATTTTGAGTTAAAAGACGGAAGTGAAGGAAGTATTGTTGATGAAATTATGTTCGGTAAAGACATTGTTAAAGATAAACAAACTGATGACGAAGTTGATTTTTATTTAGATTAATATTATGGATGAAATTATTAGACCAAAGATCAATTTAAAAGATCAAGAAACTGTTAAGTGTGAAAAGTGTAGTTCAGAATTCTTTAAAGAAGTAACCTTACTTAAAAAAATACCAAAACTTTTAACAGGTAGTCCCGAAGATACAATTGTGCCGTTCCCAACATATATGTGTAATGATTGTGGTTTTGTGAACGAAGATTTCCAGCTATTTAAAAATTAAAAAATGGAAATAGGTAGAATGACAATAAGTGAAGCTTATCCACATTTGAAGTCAATTGCAAATGTTTATGGGTTAAATTTGAATAGAGTTAAAGAATTTAAATTTGCAAGATTGATGCTTGCAAACTTATATAATAGAGAATTATGTTAACACACAAGGAATTTTATTTTTGGTTGGAAGGGTATCTATATGGAAAGTTGGAAAACAAACATATAGATATTGCACCAATTATTGAAAAGATGAATGAAGTTAAAGATGAACCAAAAATTGGAATTGCCGAACCTTATACCATACCAATACCGGTTAACCCTCTTCCAAGAAGAGACGACCCATATAAACCACCATATGAAATATATTGTGGAAAAAATAAACAAGACGATAATTCAGATCGTCCACCAAAAAATATAATATGAAATTAAAAGAATTTTTAGAAGTCGCCTTATTAGGTAAAGAGGATAACCCAAATCTAACTAATGGAACATTTGTTGATGAAACTTGTCTTTATGGTAATGAATTGGATAAATATAAAAAAATCATTAAAGAATGTGATGAATTTACTAAATGTGATTCGTTAGAGATTTTATCTATGCCGTTAGTTAAAGGTAAAAAAGATAAAATTTATACTGCTGAAACTATTAAATTATCCGATTTAATGGAATTTAAGGGTAAATGTTATTTATTATCATTGGCCTTAACACCTGAAATGTATGACCCGAATCAATTACTTAAACCTGTTAAAAATGGAGCTGCCATGGGGCCAACAATTTATGACCCATCAACATTTGAACCAAGAAAACACATTTTATTAACTTGGTCACCTGAAATGGCTCAAGATTTGTCAGGAACTAATGATGAAGTAACATTGAAAAATAACATTCACAAGTTATTAGATGACGTATTGGACAATCCTGATGAATACAAAACTAAAGGTACGAGATATGTTTTGGTTAGAGGTTTGTTTGAAGTTATTGAAAGAGGTGATGTCACCGAAGTAAAAGAGTATGATATTGATTTAAAAAAGAATGAATCAGATGCTAATGAAACAAAAGAAAGGTTTGATAATATTTTGAAAAAAAATAAGGAACTTGAAGATAAAATGGCCGCTGAAGAAAACTACCAAAATAAAATAAAAAAACTTATTAAACTTAAAAAAGAAAGTAATAATGGTAAATAAGTTAGTACACTTCTCTGATTTACACATACGTCTTTTTAAGGATCACGATCTTTATAGATCAATACTTGAGGATGCTTTAAACCAGTGGAGAGAATTGGGTCCTGATAGAATTGTATTTACAGGAGACCTTGTACATTCAAAAAATCAGATGACACCGGAACTTATTGAAATGGTTAGTTGGTTATTATTAGAATGTTCAAAAATTGCAAAAACTATCATTATTCCTGGAAATCACGATTTTTTAACCAATAATACAGAAAGATTAGATGCCTTAACACCTGTTATAAATTCATTAGATAATGAAAATATTGTCTATTATAAAGATAGAGGAGTATATGAAGATCAAAATATTAGTTGGTGTGTTTACTCACAGTATCAAGGGAACATTCCGCCAGATCTAAATGATGCTACCGGAATTAAAATTGGATTATTTCATGGACCAATATCGGGATTAAAAACTGATCTTGGATTTGAATTTGGTGAAGAAGCTTACGAAATTGAAAAGTTTGATGGACTTGATATTGTATTATGTGGGGATATTCATAAAAGATCCGAATTTCAAATAAAAGGAGGTAAAGGATATATGATCGGATCAACAATTCAAAATAACATTGGTGAAAATATAAGAAATCACGGATTTGGTATCTATGACGTTGAAACCAAAAAATACGATTATGTCGATCTATTTAACCCAAAACCTTTTTTAAAGTTCAAACTAAACTCCTTTGAAGATATTGAAAATGGAACTGAACTACTCCAAAATTTTTAATAGGGAAACCCTTTTATCAATTGAAACATATTGTAAGGTCAACGATATTAAAGATATTGATGATTTTATCTACCGATGTGTTAAACAAGGGTTTGATATCAAAAAGTATGGGTTATTAGGAAATTCACTTAATGATGGTGAAAAACACTTAAAAATAGACGGTATCGAAGAAAAATGGGTGGAAAAGGAGGTAATTGTTGAAAAACGAGTGGAAATACCAGTTGAAGTAATCAAGGAAATTGAAAAAATTGTTGAAGTACCTGTTGAAGTGATTAAAGAAGTTATTGTCGAAAAGGAAATAATTAAAGAAGTACCGGTAGAAAAAATAGTAACAAATGAAATTATTAAAGAAGTTCCGGTAGAAAAAGTTGTCACAAAAATTGAATATATTAGTGACAAGACAAGTGAAAATGAATTAATATCTAAATTAGACGAAATAACAAAAGATTACGAGCAAAAAATTTTCAATTTAAACGAAGATTTAGAGGAAGAAAGACAATTAATTTCCACTAAAACAACAGAAATGGAAAATTTTTTCCAGGATGAAATGTCTAAAAAAGATACTGAATTAGACGAACTTAGACATAATTTAGACATTAAGTTAGACGATACGCAAACAAAAATGCTTCAAGACACAATTCAAAATTTAAATGGTGAAATAAGGGAATTAAAAAATAAAATTAAAGATTTAGAAAAACAATTGTTAGATCAACCAAAACAACTTGGCAATATTCCCGCCAAGTTCCACGGTAGTTCTAACCTAAACGATGGATTATATAGATAACTATGAATTTACTAATTTGGGCTATTGTTGCCTACGGAATGACAAACATATTGGTTTATGGATCAATATTTAACAACTTAAGAAATAAAATACACAGATGGGGGGAAAACAAAGGATTACTTAGTGGACTTGGATTGTTTCTGTCAGGACTAATATCTTGTGTATTATGTACATCAACTTGGGTTGGGTTTTTCTTATCACTTGCATATTTTTCACCAAATAACGAAATTGTTGGACTTAATAAATTTTTAAGCGTATTTTTTGATGGTATGTTGTCTGCAGGATTTGTGTGGGGAATAAATGCAATCATTGAATGGTTTGAAGAAAATAGACCAAGTAATAAATAAAACAAAAATAAGATGGGAAAAGCAAAAAAAGAACACAGAAAAAAGGTAGCAAAAAGAAATGCTAATTTGAAACAACAAGAAAAAAGAGTTCAGAAACTATGGCAAGAATCATTTGAAGAACAAATGAATGTTATGCGTGAAAAATTTGCAGCAATGTCAGGTGATACGATGTCAGGACTAACAGGATTATTAGAAGATGAAGAAATTACCCAAGAAGAAACATTACAGGAAGGATCCGAATCAACTGAACCTGTTCAAGATTAATAAACCATTTAATTATACTATGAAGCCAAAAAACGTAGATTTTTCTAAGTTTGAAAACCCAACAATTCAAGTAATGTGGGAAGATTATGCTGAAAATTTCACAACCGATAAGATAAAAAGTGTTAAACACTATTTTCAAAAAAAGTATAATACAACAAATGTAAATGTACTTACAAAGGTTAGAAATGTTCAAGAAGAAACAGAACAAACCGTTGATGTTTCAATGAACATTATGGACACAAACTATCAGGTTGATCTTTTAAAACAATACTTGAAATCTAAAAACTACGAAGATTATACTGATAAGATCATTTCACATAATAATGTGATTGAAAATAAAATGAAAGAAACAGAAACAGAAGTTTCAGTTTTTAAAAAATGGTATATCAAAAATATTGAGTTCTCAAACTTTTTATCCTACGGAGAAAATCAAAGGTTGGATTTTGACAAATGTAGTGGGATTACCGTTATTGAGTCAAATCCACCTAATTTTGGTGGAAAAACAGTATTGTCCGTTGACTTACTTTTGTTTTTATTTTTCAACGAAACAACAAAGACCACAAAGGCGGAAGAAATCTTTAATAGGTTTACAGATAAAGATAATGTATCGGTAAAAGGTGAAATTGTAATTGATGGGGAAGAATACATCATTGTTAGAAACATTGAACGCAAACTGTCAAAGAAAAATGAATGGAATGTAAAAACAGAACTTGATTTTTTTAAAAAACTTGCTGATGGATCACTTCAAAACTTTACTGGCGAACAAAGAAGGGAAACTGAAAATTTCATTAAACAATCTATTGGAACAAAAGATGATTTTTTAATGACAATTCTTACAACCGCAACAAACCTTGAAGAATTAATTGAATCTAAACCAACGGCAAGAGGTCAGGTCCTATCAAGATTTATGGGATTAGAGTTTTTAAAAAGAAAAGAAGAAATTGCAAAATCAGTTTATTCTGAATTTTCAAAATCTATGATTTCAAACATATATAATACTGAACAACTTAAAACCGACAACGAAGATTCTGAATCAAAAATTGATACACATAAAACGAGTATTACAACACTTCAAACAAAACTATCTGAAGTTGAAGATAATATTGTTAAAGGTAAAACGTATCGTGATGATATGTTAAAAAAGAAACATAGTGATATTAATGTTGAACTTAGTAGATTAAACCCAAGTAATGTTAAGTTAGAAATTGAAGGGTATCAAATTCAAGTTGAAGACAACACAAAAAAGATGAATGAATTAAATGTTGTTGAACCGTCTGAGTTTTATAAAGAAGATGAACACGATAAGGTTAAAGACCAATACAACAATTTAAATAAAGAATTGATTCAACTTGAAACAAAGATTGAAGACATTGAAAAATTAAAGAGTTCAGTTGAAGGTGGAATTAAATGCGAACATTGTGGGATTGAGTTAATGAATGCGGCAATTACAAACGCCAAAATTGCAAAACTTGATGGTTATATCATGCAAAAAGACCAAATTTATGTCACAATGCAGGTTTTAACAGGCATAGAACAAACATTTGTAAGGTTAAAAAAAGAATTTGATGAGTATGAAAAAAATAAACTTATCAGAGAAAAATATGATGTTAGTATTGAAAGTTTGAATCTTAAAATATCAAATCTTGAAAATAAATTAACTGAATATGATAAGTTGCAAGATAAGATAAAAGAAAATGAACATATTGATACAATGTTGATTAAGGCTGATTTAAGAATAGAAGAACTTGAAAGACAAAAAACACAAGTTAATAGTGATATTACATCTGCAAATTATCAAATAACAACATTACAGGATAAAATAAAAGAAAATCTTAAAACAATTGTAAAAATACAAGAAGAACAAGAAAAAGAAAAAATCCATAAAATATACTTGGAAGCTTACGGAAAAAATGGTATTTCTAAAATCATTATGAAAACAATGATGCCATTAATAAACTCCGAACTTCAAAGATTGATGGAAGATTCTTGTTATTTTAAATTAGAAATAAGAATCAACGATAAAAATGAAGTTGAATTTATTATGGTTGATAATGGGACGGGTATTGAAAAACTAATGACATCAGGATCTGGTTATGAAAGAACAATTGCGTCTTTAGCTTTAAGATCTGTACTCAGTAAGATTTGTTCATTACCAAAACCAAATGTGATTGTATTTGATGAGGTGTTTGGTAAAATAAGTAATGATAACTTGGAAATGGTATCTGAATTCTTTGTTAAAATTAAAGAATACTTTGAAAAGATCTTTTTGATAACACACAACCCAATGGTTAATCAGTGGGCCGACACCATAGTTAAGATCAAAAAAGATGATAATATTTCAAAAGTTTATCAGTAATTGATTTTTTAATGATTTTTATTATATTTTAAATATGTTTTACTATTACGGAAGAAAAGAAAAAATATTTAGTTACTACCCAAAACCTAAATATGACACAATTATAGAACCATTTGCTGGGTCTGCAGCATATTCGATGAACTACTATGAAAGAAATGTTATATTAATTGAAAAAGATAAAAAAATAGCAGACCTTTGGCAATATCTAATAAATGTTTCTCCCGATGAAATTTTATCATTACCGATATTAAATAAAGGTGAATCGTTAAATGAAGAAAAATATAACTATTTAAATAATAATCAAAAAACCTTAATTGGTTTTTTCTTAAATCCTGGTTCTGCACAACCAAAAAAATCACCAGCTAAATTTTGTGCTTGGAATGAAAAAAATAGATTAAAACTTTCTAATGATGTTTTAAAGGTAAAACATTGGCAAATTATTAATGGTGATTATACTGAAGCTGATAATATTGACGCAACTTGGTTTATTGATCCACCTTACCAAGGAAATGGTGGTAAATACTATAAACACGGAAATAAAGATTTTGATTACGAATCTTTAAAAGATTGGGCATTACTTAGAAATGGTCAAGTTATTGTTTGTGAAAATTCAGAAGCCAATTGGATGGATTTTAAACCATTAGTTCAAATCCAAGGACAAAAACACAAAACAACTGAAGTAATTTTTTATCAAGATACCGTAACGGTTTAAAAAAATTGTTTATATTTGTAAAAAAATAACATTATGCAATTACCATCTGCCTTACAAACTTTAAAAGATACCATACCTTTATTTATTTATGGTACAATTAAAAACAAAAACTTTTTACCAACCAAGGGTGTGATTTATAAGATGTTAAAAACTAAACATCAAAATGAAGAACACCTTTTTAATAATAATGATTGGCGTAGTGCTTTTGGTACCGCAAGAAGTCTACTATCACAAGTTTGTAAAAATAAAGAAAATAGATCATTACCTAATATTTTTTCTTTTAATTATGAAGGTGTTGATTATTTCTACACAAATATAGAAGAATTACATAGATTGGCGGTTAAAAATACTTCAGATGAAGTAATAGAAAATGTAGACAAAAAAGAAACGAGAAAACACGTTAATATACAGTATCAATTGTGTAGTATTTTTACAAAAATAGGGTGCAAAGTATGGGTACCAAAAAACGATTCTAACGGTGAAAAAAATCGAACAAAATATAATGATAAAACAATAAGTGAATCATTTAATGAAAATATGGTTAGTTTAAATACTAACGACCCTTTTTATTGGGTAGATTTTATTGTTTATAATAACGATTCGGCAATAATACAATTAGAAGTGGAAGAATCTACTGAAGTCTTGAAAGGTTTAGAAAGGATGTACACAGCCAAAAAGGCGTATGGTAAAATAAATTCTATTGTGACATCAACAAAACCTAACTATCTAAAGAAATTTGAAGAATACGCTAGTGGCACATATGAAAATTTAGGTGCTACTTTTATGGATCCACAAAAGATTGAAAAGTTATATGAAAAGTCACTTAAAGTTTCTGAAAATGATGAAAAATTTAAAAAATTAGTTTTTAAAGAATTTGGATTATAAAAATATTTATATAATATACTGTCAATATGTTTGGAATTAGCGAAAAAATTTATAATTTTGTTTTAACTATAAAAAACAAACTAATGAGAAAACCCACAAAGAAAAAACAAGACCCAGCATATATGTTATTTGTGTTTGGTGATTTCACAGATCTTGAAATTTTCACACAAGAACTTTCTATGCAATTTCTACCATTAGTTAGTTCACACTACTTGAAATTTACTTATGGTGAATATGGTGCGGTTTTTCATTTCAGAAGTAATGAAACATTTTCAGATTTGAAACAATATGTTGAAATGATTTTGGAGGGTATTACAAGTCAGTATTTTTTGATGGAAAAAACAAAGAATACTGAAATTGTTATGGATAAAAAATTAAAGAAAGATTTTTTAGGTATAGACGGTAAAAACAAAACAGACGAAAACAAAACAGGCACGATTAATGTAGATGATTTTAAAGACGAAAGAATAAAGAATATAAAGAACGTGACACTTGAATTTATGATGCCAATTATGGATCCTGAGTCGTTATTCAATATCGACACAACTTATCAAGTGGTAGAACCAACAGTGGATGAAATTTTAGAAAAGATAACAGAGAAAGGAATTGAGTCATTAACAGAAAGAGAAAAACAAATTTTAGACAATTATGGAAAGAGAGAGAAGTGAAGATGTTAAATCATCAAACCCGTTAAATCAAGATGAAATACAAATCTATTTAAAGGATATTAGAAAATTGAAAGTTATGACACCTGAAAGAGAAAAGGTGTTGGGACAAAGATACGTTTCTGAGGATTGTACACAAAGAGAAAAAGAGGCAATTCAAAAAGAAATGTTAGAAGGAAATCTACGTTTTGTAATTACAGTTGCAAAACAATACCAAAACCAAGGAATCGATCTTGCAGATTTAATTGCCGAAGGTAATTTTGGTCTTATGAAGGCAATTAAGAACTTTGATTGGACTAAAAATAATCGTTTTATATCATATGCTGTTTGGTGGATTAAACAATCTATTTTGCAATCTTTGAACGATCATTCAAGAACCATTAGATTGCCGGTGAATGTTGTTCAGGATATGCAAAAAGAAAAGAAGGAAAACGAAAAAACAAACAAAGACCTATCTGAAAAATTTGCAACACTCCCAAGAATGATTGATCTTGATATGCACATTAATGAAGACGGTGATACACTAATTGATGTGATTAAAAATGAAAACGTTCAAATGCCTGATGAAATGTTTTCAACACAAGATATCATTAAAAATAAAATGATTGAAATTATGGGTGTTTTGGATGAAAGAGAAAGGGTTATTGTTGAAGATTACTACGGTATAACAGGAACACCAAGAACTTTGGAACATATTGGATCAGATTTTGATCTAACAAAAGAACGTGTTAGACAAATTAAAGAAAAAGCTCTTCGCAAGTTAAGAAACGAATGTTCAGACCTTTTTGAATACCTATAAAAAAAAGTTTGTTTTTTATTTGGTAATTAAAAAATAATACATATCTTTGTATTGTTGATGTGATAGATATACGGGTTTAAGTAGAAGTGACTTGGAACGAAACAATCCCAAGTCGGTGAAAAAATGGAAGACGATTAAGATACAAAAGTTTCACCCTACTTATTCCACCGTTATAACAAACTGATCTTTACCAACCCTAAAAGGATTATCACTACTTTCCCTAAATAAAGTTCCAATATTCATTCTCCAATAAGTTCCGGCTTCCCTTTTTGGGAATATCGGAAAGGCTAATTCCCACTTTAAAGATTTCACAACAAAAGGTACACCATCTACAATATTCCCATTTATTATATTTTCAGCAATTAATGTTTTAAGGTTATTTTCAATAAAAAACTTTAATTCTGAATTACTTATTTCTCTTTGATTATATTCATAACTATATTTCCCACTTAGTTCTTTACCTTTATCTGCTAATTCTGGTCTAGTTTCTTTTTCAGTTGCGTGGGATCCTTTATGGAATTCAAAATTGAAAAATACTTCCATTTTTTCCGCCATTTGAGCGATCCTTTTTTCAAGTAATAAATGTTTCCTTATGGACTCTCTAAGTAGTGACATTATTATAATTATTTATTATAAGTATTTATTAATTATAGTTTATAATGTATGAAAGATAAATTTTTGCCTTGGTTTTTGTTAATATGTGCTTTAGGTCTGTCAGGAACTGCGGCTTATTATAGTGTTGTTGGGTTATCTGTTGTTTTTGTTGGGGTTGCCATTCCTGTTATAATAATGGGATCATTTTTAGAAATATCTAAAATTGCAATTGCAACATATCTTCACGACAAATGGAAGGAAACTTATGGAGCTCTTAAAATATATATGACAATTGCTCTTATAACACTTTCGGTAATTACTTCACTTGGTATATATGGACTTTTAAGTACTGGGTTTCAAGGAAATATTGCAAAACTTGAAATAAATGAAAAAAAGATTAAAAATGTCGAAGTAAAAAAAGAAAGATTCAATGAAATTAAAGAAGAACTATCAAAAGAAAAAACAACACTAGATAAAGACATCACACAATTAAGACAAGGACTATCAACTAACACAACAACACAAAGTGTTGATAGAAGAACAGGACAATTGATTACAAGAGCAAATAACGCTAATAGAACATCCTTTTTAAGTCAGTTAAAAGATGCTCAAACAAGAAGAGATACATTATCATCTAAAATTGACGCGCTTAACGATAGTATAACAAAAATTGATATTCAGATCCTTGATATGGAATCAGAAGAAATATCAGGAAGTGAATTAGGAGCCATTAAATACCTAAGTGAAGTTCTTCAATGGGACATTAAACGAACCGCTAATCTTTTTATATTAATATTAATATTTGTATTTGATCCACTTGCAATCACACTTGTTATTGCAACAAACCAAGCGTTTAAATCAAAAAGAAAAGATGATGAGACCCCTCAAGTACCCCCCAACAACCCCCCAAGTACCGACCAAGTAACGACTAAGTACCGACTAAGTAACGACGAAGTAATTGATGAAAAAAATGTAGAAAAATTAACTGATTTACAAAAAGAGGTGAATAAAGTTTGGGAAAAAGTTAATCAATTAAAAGAAGAAGGTAAATTACCCCCACCTCCCACTGAAGAAGAACTTGCGGAAGAACCAACCGCACTTGCCTTTACATATGGAATTGAAGAAGAACCCGAAGAAGTTATTGATGAAGATATAGAGGAAATAAAAATTCCTACACAGACGAAAAAATACGAAGAATCAATAGATGATTATTTTGAAAGAGAAGATTTTAATGAATTAAACATTACAGAACCAAAAGAAGAAACAAAACAACCCGAAGTAATCCAATATGAAGTCCCTACAGAACCTAAACGATTATCATACACAAATAGAAATGGTGGATCTTTCAGAATTAATAGAATTTAACCCGGTTGGTGTATCTAAAAATAAAAGACAAATTATTTTATGTGAAACAAAAAGGGACTATACAAACTATATTAGTTCTCTTAAATATAGATACAACGGAAAAAATAAATTTTTACCCAATTATGTTATAAGTAGGGACGGTGAAGTGTTTCAAATATTGAAACCAAACACATACTCTAATTTTATGGATGATATTAAAGTCAATAAGAACTCAATAATAATAGTTTTAGAGAATTTAGGTTGGTTTGAAAAAAACCCGATAGAAAATACTTATTTAAACTGGATAGGTGATATTTATAAAAAAGAAGTATTTGAAAGAAAGTGGAGAGATAAATTCTATTGGCAATCTTATGACAGTATAGAACAAATTGAAAGTTTGGCTAACTTGATCATAAAACTGTGTGAAGAATTTGATATTCCAAAAGTATGCACAGAAACAAATGTGTATCAAAATGGGGTTGAAAATTTTAAAGGAATTGTATCTAAAAGCTCTTTTAATTTAATTTATAAAGATTTAAATCCTTCTTTTGATTTTAAACTTTTACAAAATTTATTACAATGATAAATGAATATGACGAAATAAAAAACTTGATCAGAAGATCAAAAATGCTTTTTGAACAATCAGCACAAATAAACTTGGCAAAGTCAATCGAGGATGAAATTGAAGATGACCAAGATATGAATGACGATGAGGTTGATAAAATCAAAAAAGACAAATCTAAAACCTATAGAATTTCAGGAGGTCTATTAACTATTCACGGTAAAGATAAAAAAGATCTTGAATTAACAACAGAAGAAAAAAGTAATTTCCAAGAAACGATGGATGAGTATGTTTCTGATGTTTCCGATCTTACTGAATTTGGTGTGCTTAATTTATATGAAAACGAAGTTCAGTGGAGTGGAAAAATCATTGATTTTGATATTGAGTTCTTCTTTTCGATTGGTGAAAACAACGGTGTTTATATAAATGGTAATATGGTTAAATTGGATGATAAATTAACTGAAATTATCACAAAATTAACCACATTCTATGAAAAATTTAAATCAAAATGGGCGAAAGTAATGGCAACCAGAAAAAAGACAAAAATGACAAAGGACTAATGAAAGAATTGTTTATAAAATATTTTAGAGAAATTTTGATACTTGTTTTTGGTGTTACAATAATATTACTATTAGTTGGGATTTTTAAACCAAGTAATGATAACAGTGAACTAATTAAATTTAAATTGGATACACTAAATAAAGAAATTGAAGGATTGTATAAACAACAAAGAGGGATTGATTCTTGTATTAGAAATACCAATGAAAACATTAAAAAAATAGACAATCAAATAGATAGTATTAAAGTTGAAAAAAAGACAATTAATAATATCTATAATACCAATTCAACTAAAATAAAAAATTTTGACGCTAAACAAACTGATAGTTTATTAAGAATAAGATATAGATACTAATTATGAAAAATTTAATTTTAATATTTTTTGTTTTAATTTCTTTTGTTTCATTTTCACAAACAAAAAAAGTTGACAGTACGGAAATATGTTTCCCATACCAAGTCGGTAAACAAATTCTTTTAGATTTAAATGAATGTGATAGAAATATGGAACTTTTAAAATCAACAGAAAAAGAAGTTATTTTATTAAATCAAAAAGTTTTAAGTAAAGACACTATAATTAATTTTCAAAAAAAACAACTTGAAATTGATAGTGTTATAATTGGAAAAACAAATGAAAAATTTGAAATAGTTGATGAAGAAAATAAAAAACTAAGGGACGATATTAATGAATTAAAACTTAGAAATAAAATATTTAATATCATTTCAGGTGCCGTTATTGGTGGATTAACTTATATAATTGTTTTTAAATAATGGCTTTAAGTAGTACAGAAAAAAAAGAAATTGAAACTTTAATAAGAAAAGAAATTAAAGATTTCTTCGGTTCAAATACGGTTAAACAGTATGAAGATAAGTTTATTGAAAAAATTCAAAAAGAAATTAAATCAGGAAATGTTAGAAGAGATATAAATGATATTATCGCAAAGGCATTTACTGAATTTTATTATACGTTGTGGTCAAGAAAATCACAATGGGAAAGTGATATAAAAAATTTAAGATGATAACAAGAAAACAATTATTAGATTACATTACCGAATCTTTTGAAGAGACAAAAGAAGCCACAGGTGCTTCATCTGCCGGTGGTTTCACGGGTCCTGCATTTTCTATGTGGTCGGACGATGAAGAGGCAAAATCAGAATATAAGAAAAAGGTTGAAGCAACTGAAGCAACATCGTCAAGTTCTGTCGGTGCTTATGATGCTCCCGGTTTTGAAGATGTAAAAATGAAAGGTAACAATCCTGTTGGTCGTGGTAGATCTTTTAAAAAACCACAAATACCTGGTGGTGGGTTTGTTAAGTTTCAAGATAAATGTGTAAAATATAATAATAAAAAATGGTGTAGTCAGGGTGACAGTAAAGATAAACCTGTAAAGGTTAAAAAAAGTATGTCATCATTAAATGAAGCAATTTATAACGTTTCAGTTAAAACAGGACTTTCCGAAGATCAAATTAAAAAAATCATATTATCAAAAATAGACGATAATTTATAAAGTTTAATGATATTTATTAAGTATGAACAGAGATATACAAAAAATAGTAAATAAAGTGCTTTTAGAAGAACTTAATGGTAAAATAAAAAACGCCAAAAGAAGAATTTTTGAATCCGACAACAAAATGTGCTCAGATTGCGGATCACCAATGGTTGAAAATGAATGTATGGAGTGCGGATATATGAAAGAATCTGAAATTCAAGAATTAGGTGGTATGGGTGGTGAAAACTCAGAACACCCAAAGTTCGGTAAAAAAAGATTACCTAAAAGAATGTCACCAGAAGAAATTGAAAAATTACTTAAAGGTGATGATGAACCTACAAAATCTAACGAAAGACGAGGAAGTAGATTTAAAAAATCAGAAGGTGAAATGGAAGAAGGGTTTGACGATTTTAATATTAAAAGTTTCAGAAAAGACAAAGATTTTGGAACAAGAGAATTTAAGGGAGTACCAAAAGGAATGAAACCTGATTTAAGAAATTTAAGAGACGATTCAATTACACCATCAAAATATATGCACAATAAATTTCAAGATTTTAAAGATTTATTTAGTGCTGAAGATGATTTTGATGAATATACCGAAATAGACGAATCAAAAGATACTATGTGTTCAGAATGTGGAAGTAAAATGTATGAAGGTGAATGTGTAGAGTGTGGATCTATGAAAGAATATGAAATGAGAGAATCACTTTCAAAAAAGCAAAGAAAATCCATAGATAAAAATAAAAATGGAAAAATAGATCGTCAGGATTTTGCAATGTTAAGAAAAGGTAAAAAAACTGAAACCAAAGAAGGTAAAAAATTCCCTGATCTAAGTGGTGATGGTAAAGTCACACGTAAAGATGTTTTACTTGGACGAGGTGTTAAATTAAAAGGATCTAAAGTAGAAGAATCAAAATACAGTATTGTTATTGATGGTAAAAATTATATTTTTGAAGAAAATGATATGGTAGATATTATTGAAAATATTGTTTTAGAAGAAAAAAAGAAAAAGAAAAAAACAACTAAAATACCAAACGTAACAAAAGATTCGCAAGGTAAATCTAAAAAAGAAAATGATGATTACCTTGATAGTGTAGTTAAAAAGATGAAAGATTACTTGAAAGATGGATCAAAAGGTAATTTTGAAATGAATCCTAAGCATTTCCCTAAAGGTAATG